AGTTAGCTGTATATAACGCCCACAATGGATATTATGGACACGGAGTTTATGTTTTTAGGGGGGATGAATGCTTGCTTAATTCGGGACTTTAATAGAAGGATTAATAAAAGCAACATTTTATGGTCTAATTATTTTAAAAAATACACGATTATGCTTGACTTTAAGCAAAAATGAGCGTATAATGAAGAATATAAGGTGAGTGAAAGGAGTAATTATGCGATATGTAGGAAGTAAAAATAAACTAGCAAAAGAATTGGCACCAATAATTCAATCATATATTACTAAGGACACAAAAGGTTATCTAGAGCCATTTGTAGGTGGTGCAAATATGATTGATAAGATTCAACATCACAATAAAATAGGATGTGATATACATAAACAATTAATAGCCCTATTAAAAAAGGCGCAATCTGATGAAGTTTTTCCTGAATTAATACTTGAAGATGAGTACAATGAAGTTAAAAGCAATAAAGATGATTATGATAATTGGTATTTGGGTTTGATTGGATTTTGTTCTAGTTTTGGCGCTAAATATTTTGGTGGGTATGCTAGGGACTCAAAAAGTGACAATAGCGGGAAATGGTCAAAAGGCGCAATTAAAAACCTAGAAAAACAAAGACCACTTTTAAAAGATATTAAATTCTATAATAAATCCTTTTTAGATTTAGACACAGAAAAAATCAATGGATATGTTATTTATTGCGACATACCATATAAGGGAACTACAAAATATGCAACAAAAGATTTCCCGTATGATGAATTCTACGAATGGTGTAAAAAAGCGTCAAAAAACAATACCGTTTTGGTTAGCGAATATAATATGCCAGAAGGGTTTGAAGAAGTTTGGAGCAAAGAGCATAAAACCATGCTTGATAGCAATAAGTCAAAAAATGATTCAGATAACGTTAGAATTGAAAGGCTATTTATTTATAAGTGATACGATAAAACTATAAATTTAAGAAGAGGAGAATAAATATGACACTAACAATTTATACGAACGCACATTACGAAGACGAAAGAGCCTTATGCAATGGAGAAGAAATAATTATGAAAGGTGATGCATACCACGATAAGATTATTCAATGGATTGATGGGTTTTTAGAAGGTCTTGGTTATGCAGATATTGAATTTGAGCTAGAAGAAGAAATTATTGATTCAACTCATGAAATGTATGTAGAACTAGATTTCTATAATGAGGATGGAGACTAAAGAAAGTGGTGATTAAATGAATGAACGAGAATCTATTATAAATGACTTGATAAAAATAGACAAAGGGTCTGGTAAAATTTCTACAAAAAATATCTCGGATACTTATCATACGTTCGGTGAATTATATCATCACAGAGCTATTTTATTTAGTATTATTTGTAATCAGAATAAATCCTTGGCATGGAAAAGTTGGCTACATGATGATGGCACAATGTTTGATGAGATGTTTATAGTTGGAATATCTACGCCAGAGGGTGATTATTCTTATCATTATAACCCAGAATATTGGCACATATTCAATGTAAAAGAATTGCCAATGGCGCCAAAATTTGATGGTCATAAACCTTCCGATATAGGAAGATTAAATAGCTTGGTAAGTGATAACCTTTGGAATTAATAAAAGAGTCGTTTTATGCAGCAACGTGAAAGGAGAACAATTATGGATGTACACTTTGAATACAGTCCTTTATCTAAGTCTTTAGAGGAGCAAGCGAAACAACAAGGCTTGACACTTGGGAAAGAGTCTGGTAGATTGGAAAAAATAAGACATGCGATTAACATGGTTGGATTCCATGTTGCAACAAATTCACAGGTAAAATCAATGACCAAAAAACTTCATGACAAGGTTATGGGCGCAGTCGAATGGTTACCGGAAGGAGAACGAGATGAAAAAGTATAAGAAGCCAACAAAAGACACTCCACAAGGGGCATTAGTTTATACTGCGTTTCCAAACGGAGAGCTTCGCAATAAAGATAAACCACTCAAATTTATATGTATTAGCGAGTTAGATACAGCTTATCCTTATATTGTATATGATTATGACGAAGACGACGACCTTGATTACGTAGATTCTTATTCAAACGTATTTCTAGATGAAGAAGAAGAAATAACTATTATTGAGAAAATGGAATTCTTATTAGATAGAATAAAAGATGGACAAGAGTTTGAAGTGATTTTTAAAGACGCTGAGGATAAACTGTCATATGTCTTTATTGACGGATTACTGCACCGCAAACAATCGCATTTCGACGCCAATTATTCTGAGATAGGTTTAAATTGGTTGCTGGAACAAGATTTTCAATTGTTAGAATAATACACATACCCCATATAGTGGTTTAAAATTATAGCAACTACTATATGTAGTGTTTGAAACTAGATAAAAGAGTTATTTTATTAAGCATTCAGAAAAGGAGATTAATATGATTAAAGTAATAAGTATTACAAATTGCAAATGTGAGAAATGTAAATCAGTTGTATCTAATTCGGATAAATTCTGTAAAGAGTGCGGCAATAATTTATCAGAACACATAACTTATGAGGAGTTGCCAGTTATAGGGATTAGGCATCCTGATAAAAGCATAATGAATCCATCAGATTTAACTAAGCCACCCTACATTACTTCAGAAGTTGTTCATAATGAGGTTGATGTATGATTATTAATCAATTAGCACCGTGCAATAATCGGACTTATTATAAAAAGGATTCGTGCAAACGATACCTTGAAGAAGACATCAAAATGGTAATAAGGTTTGAGAATTTAATGGTAGATTCTATTTGTAATTATTACATAGAAAAGCTTTCAAATATAGTGGCTACAGAAGAAAAGGAGAGTTCTAATGAAGAAACAAAGGACGAAGGAACAACTTCTGAAACTAATGAAGTTTAAAAAACTGGCTGGGATTTTAGATACCACGCCAACGATTGACCTTGGTGGTAAACGAGTTAAGCTAAACCAAAAGAATTATGAAAGAATGATTGCTGATAAAGAATTATCTGATATGTTTGTTAATTGGTATGAATCAAATAAGGAAAAAGTATTTATTGCAAACGCATCCGAAGCTATGAAGAATATGTATGAATTCAAAGGCGAGTTGTTTTGGTGGTTTAATGTTCATGATTTATTAACGGAGTGTGAATATTGTGGTGATTTTGTTAATAGAAGCCTAACTTACTGCTCTAGTTGCAATAAAGATTATAATAATTAGCATATTTAGTTGACAAGTGGTTCTACTTTTGGTATAATAGAATTAAGTTAAACGATATGAAAAGGAGATACTACTATGACAAACTTAGAGATTATTGAAAAATTCTTAAAATCAAATAGCTGTTCAGAGCTTGGAGAATCAACTACTATTCAATACAGGAACGAATTAATTAAGGCGTTTGAAGTTATGGGTAATGTTAATTTTGCTGATTTAAAAATGGTAACGCTTCAAGATTATACAGACTATTTATCAGAAACTTATTCTAACTCTAGCAGCTATAATAAGAAATTAGCACCATTCAGAAAGTTTATTAAGTACATTGTTGCCTATGAGTTAAATACTAATATTAAATTAGATATGTTCCTTCAAGAGTTTGGAACAAAGAAGCAAAACTCTAGATTGGGCAAAGGTGATATTCCATTAACGATAGAGGAGTATTTCGCATTTAATAAATTCGTAATTGAGAAAAAAGCTACTTCATGGCTAGTCCAACGACAGAAGGTTGTGACATTGCTTATGTCTACGCTAGGTCTTAGACGTATAGAGGTTCAGTTTCTACTCAAATCATCTATAGATTTTGATAAATTAACAGTTAATCCAAATAAAACAAAGGGCGATAAACCAAGACAAATATTATTGCCTTTAAGTGAACGAGTTGCTGCTGAGATTAAATCATTGTATGATTTCTACGACAAAGAGGGTATTATTGGTGATTATGTGATTATGGATAGAAACGGTAGTTATCTCAAAGATGTCAAAAATATTAACACTATGATTAACGGTAAAACAGTTGTTGATGAAGATGGCAACGTAATAGCATCTAGCAGTAACGGAATCGTTGGTATGGCACTAAGACGTGGGATTATTAAGACAAAAGCATTGCCACATAGTCTTAGAAAATCGTATGGTATGGTGTTACGTCATTATTTCAACAAGGATTTAGAGTACGTTAGAGATATATTGGGTCATGAATCAGTAATGACGACAGAGATTTATACGCAACTCCATATCCATTCAGAAGACAGAGAAGATGTTGATTTATTCAATTTCTAGTAGAAAGGAAGATATATGCTAATATTTAATAAGATTATATTGAGCGAATTCAAGTGTTTCAAGCATGCTGAATTTGAATTCAATGAGGGTTATAATGAGCTATTTGCAGAGAATGGGAAGGGTAAATCTACAATTATACATGCTATTCCCTGGGTACTAATAGGTAAGGATGCTTTTGGTAAGACTATAGATAATATTTACCCATTAGACGAAGAACAGAAACAAATCCCTAACACGACGCCTAGCGTGGAACTACACCTAGCTTTTAATGGCCAGAAAAAAGTTTTTGAGCGAACGCAATTGGATGGCAAAGTTCAATATAAGATTGATGGGGAAGAAGTAAAGGCTGGCGAATACAAAAATGTAGTATCTATGATTGCATCTGAAAAACTGTTGCCTGTACTGTTAATTCCAGTTTACTTCGGAGACAATTTGAAGTGGCAAGACCAAAGGGATTTAATAGTAAGCAACATGGAAATAGAAGATACTGCAATTACTAAACTAGACGATGATATTGCCTTGGCTATTATGAAAAAAGGCGTAGATAAAACGTTGTCGGAGTATGAATCAGACTTAAAAGCATTGAAGACAAAAAAAGATAACTATACTGGAAAGCGTGATTATCTAACCGAAAAGCTAAAAGATGTTCAGCTTGATTCTAGTTTAGACGAATTAGTAAGGCAGAAAGAGGATAAAGAACAATCCATTAAATCTTTAGAAAAATCCTTAGATTCTATAACTCCATTGCAACAAGAAGTTAATGAGTTAGAACGTGAGATTCAAAAGTTAGAATCAGAGCATGATAAAAAAATAACTACTTCTAATCTAAAGATATCTAATCTAAAAGAGCAAAAGGAGTCCATACTTAAAGAATATAAGCAAAAAACATCTGAATTAAATAATATTAAAGATGTTTGTTCTATGTGCGGTAATAAACTAAATGCTTTTGAAATAGAAAACCAAAAAGCCGAATTATCTAAGGTTATTAACGAAGTAAAAGAGCGTGGCGTTACTAAAAAGGGTGAAATTGAAGCGTTAGAATCAGAGATTCTTTTATTAAAGACTGAAAATGTGGCAGAAAAACAGTCAAAAAAACTAGAAAAACTTTTAACCAAAATACAAGATATAAAATCTACTGTGAATTTTGACTTAATTCAAGAAGAAAAAACTAAGTTGTCTGAATTGTCTGCTCAAATATCCAACTATGATGTTATCGCAAAAGATAAAAAAGACTTTGATGTTATTGTTTCTCAGTTGTCCGAAGTTATGGATGAATACGATGAGAAAGAAGAAGCCATTGATGATATTAAGACTTATAAAACCGATTATGCTCAATTAGTTGCGGACACTTTAAATGCAAAGCTTAACAAGGTTAAGATTATTACGTTCTATACTCAAAAGAATGGCGAACTCAAGGATACATTTGAAATATCTATGGATGGTGTACCTTATAGTAGCCTAAATACTGCGGGCAAGGTAGAGGCTGGTATTGAATTGATTGAGATGCTGAGCTCTATATTAAAAATTAGAGTACCTATTCTAATAGATAACAAAGAAAGTATTACTAGGTCGTTTGATATTGATAACCAGATAATCGCTATGTCAGTAGAAAAGTTGGTGGATTTAGATGTTCAATATATACGTGCTGGGTAGTGGGAGCAAAGGGAATTGCATTTATGTAGATATGGGCGATTCTAAAGTATTGTTAGATGCGGGACTATCTTTAAAAGCTACCAAAAAAGGATTAAAGGATATAGGTGTAAGATTAAGCGGTATTGATTATATACTTATTTCACATTCACATGGCGACCATATAGATGGCGTTCCTTCTATAGTTAAAAATTATTCTACTAAGGTAATATGTAGTAAATCAACGGCATTAACTTTAGATATAGAGTACATATATATATCAACAATAGAAGATGAAGAACTACTTAGTTTTGGCAACTTTTCAGTTCTAGCAAAGTCAGTTCCACACGATGCTCATGGCAGTTTGGCTTTTTCGATAACAAATTCTATGGGTGAAAAACTTTTATATTTGACGGATTGTGGCAAGTCTGATTATATGATTTTTGAGCCACATAACTTTTATATCATAGAGGCAAATTATGATAATGAGAAGTTGACTAAAAATTTAAAAGATAATCTAATCCACTTTGCAGTTGCAAGAAGAACATCTAGTGGTACTGGTCACTTAGAAATTAATCAAACAATAGAAATACTTAAAAATAGCGTTGGTGATAGATTGGGGCAAATTGTTCTTAGCCACTTATCTGACAAGAACGGCGATGGTGACAAGTTTACTTCTATGGTAAAAAAATCATTAAACTTTGATAGAGTTTGTGTGGCAGAACCGGGATTGTCTGTTAATTATGGGGAAAATCCAAAAGAATTTTAAATAAGTGTTGACACCGTACTTTATCGGTGGTATAATAGATAAGTGTCTAAATTTGAAAGGAGAACTATATGTCTGAAATTAACAAATTTGAACAAGTATTAAAATTAGACTTAACGAAGTTATTAAAAAAGAAGGGGAAAAACGATTATATCCCGTGGGCGAGTAGTTGGGCTGAGTTTAAAAAGGTTTACCCAAGAGGAAACTTTGCTTTCCTAGAAAATGAAAGTGGTGGATATGAATTTGGCAGTCCAACAATGGGATATTTCGTAAAAGTTTATATCACCGATGGTGAGACTGATGGAATTTCTCACACTATGACGTTACCGGTAATGGATTTTAAAAACCAATCATTACTAGAAGTTACTGCTACGGATATTAACAAGGCACTAATGAGGTGTTTGGCCAAAGGTATTTCATTATTCGGGTTCGCTTTAACAACATGGGCTGGCGAAGAATTATTCCAAAGCGAGATTGGCGAAGAAGCCGACGCATTGAGAACTGAGATTCTAGAAATTGCAACTGTTCTAACAAAAGAATATGATGCTAGAAGCGAAGCAATTAAAATCATTGGTCATGGTGGCAAAGTTAATGAAATTAAGGATTCTAGCGTATTAATTGAGGTTAGGGATTCTTTAATCAAAAAAGAGCAAGAATTAAAAGCGAAGAAAGTTAAAACAACTAAGAAAGCAGAGGAGAAATAATATGAATAAGTGTATTTTTATCGGAAGAATTGGTGGAGAATTAGAATTAAAAGATGCTAAGGAAACAAAGGTTTTAAATTTTAGCCTAGCGGTTAGGCGCAAATTCACAAAAGATGGTCAACCAGATACTGATTGGCTAAACATGACCGCATTTGGGAAAACCGCAGAATTTATTGCCAAATGGTTTGGTAAGGGTAGCGAAATTGCACTTGAAAGCCATGTTCAAGTAGACCATTATGAAAAAGATGGTCAAAAAAGAACAGCTCAGAAGTATATTGTTGATGGAGTAGAATTTACAGCAGGAAGCAAGGACGGTGCTGCGACTGAGAAAAAAGCCGAAGATTCGTTTGTTCCCGTGGACGATGATTCAGATAGCGACCTCCCATTTTAACAAATAGTAGATAGATTTCTAAGTTTATAATTTAATAGGGTAGTTAATTCTGCCCTATTTTATTTTTTTAGGAGGCGAGAAGTTGAAGTGCGATGCAAAGAAGTGCAATAACGAAGAATCTAAAGATTTAATCACGCTTGGAGAAACTAAAATCCATAGAGCGTGTATGACTACTCATAATTGGTTACAAAAAACTGGGGAGTTATGGTTAAAATTCTACAATAATAAAGAAAGTTGGAACGTAATGATGCGTTCTCTTGGAAATTGGAATGAAAAGCATGACCCAGAATATATGTGTTTTTGCCTTTCTAAAGCCATAAAAGATAAAACCCCAGTGTATCAATTCCATTCAATATACTATTTATTAAACTCCAAGCCCCATATGATGGCTTATGAATCTTATAAAAATCCGAAACAAATTGACAATGTTATTATTGGGGAGCTATATTTTTCAAAAGAAGAATATAATGAATTGCAAAAACTAATGAACTATAACGAAATTAAGCTAGAGTGGTACATTAAAAGGTTATCTGATTATATGAAGACTACTGGTAAAGATTACGACTCTCATTACCGGACAATTATAGATTGGTACAATAAAGACGAATTAAGAAAACCAGCTCCAATGAAATCTAACATTATATAGGAGGGACTATGAACGAACTTACAGAGAAGATACAAGAAGCCAAGTTCAAGATGGGAGAAGATGCTATTGATATAATAGTTAACGACCTATCAATAGATGGATGGGACGAACAAAAGAAGCAAGGAATTTGTCAGTTTCATCTAAAGGATGGACAACCAGAAAGCACCCCCTCTTTTAAGTGGAATAAAAAAGACCAAGCCTTTCATTGTTTTGGATGTGGAAAAACTTACGGAATAGTAGACCATTATCAGCACAGAGGAATGAGCTTTAAAGCTGCTGCCGAAAGATTATTTAAAGAAACTAACACCGAATATGAGTTTGAAAAGACCAACATAAGGGATTATAAATACCCAAGGCCAGAACAAAGAACTAATATGTCAAAGGTTTATAAGTATCTATTAAGCAGAAAAATATCCAAAGAAACTGTTGATAAGATGGATGTGGCACAAGACGAAAAGGGCAATCTTGTTTTTGAATACTACGACCAAAATGATACGCTATTAACATCTAAATATAGACCATCTAGAAAGCTAAAAAAGGGCGAAACAAAAACATGGTGTCAAAAGGACGCCGATACAAGCCACATTTTATGGAATATGAACCGAGTTAGATTTGATAAACCACTACATATTTGTGAGGGTGAAATTGAGTCTATGTGCTTAGTTGAGGCTGGTATTGAAAACGCAGTATCTATTCCATTTGGTGCAAATAACTATCACTGGATTGAAAGAAACTGGGAATGGCTAGATATGTTCCCCGCATTTATCGTTCTATCGGATAATGACGAAGCTGGGGAGAAAATGAAGCAAGAGGTAATACCAAGGCTTGGTGATTGGAGATGCAAAACAATCACATTCCCACAAGACGTTAATGATATGAATGAGATTCTGTATAAGTATGGGATAGAAGGCCTGCAAACTGTAATAGCAAATGCCTCTGATGTGCCTATAAAAGATATTGTTGATATGGCTGACGTTGAGGACATTGACTTGGCAAATGCAGTAGGGATTAAGACGGAAGTAAAAGAACTTGACAAGCGACTAGGAAAGATGTTTTTGGGAACGCTGGCGGTTCACACAGGTATTAACGGCTCTGGGAAAAGTTCGTTTCTAAATCAAATAGCGGTATGTGCTCCATTAAATCAAGGATTTAAGACATTTATATTTAGTGGCGAGTTAAACAATGCTCAGCTTAGAAACTGGGTAGAATATCCTCTTGCCGGAGTAGAAAACATAGAAGAGCGATACGTTGCTGATGACCAACCCATTTATTATACGGTGAAATGGCAAGCAAAACAGATAATGAGAGAATGGTATCGTGGCAAAGTGTTTTTCTATGATAATGAAATTGACAAAACGGCAGAAACCATAATATCAAGAATGGAAGTTCTAGCAAGAAAACATGGTGTGAAGAATTTTCTAATTGACAATTTAATGATGGTGAATATATCAAAATATAGAGGTGACTCCATATTCGATAAGCAAAAGGAATTCACTTTAGAGTTATTAAGATTCGCTATCAAGTACAACGTATTGGTTCACTTAGTTGCTCACCCTAGAAAGTTAGATATTGTAAAAAGACTTAATAAAATGGATGTAAGCGGTACTGGTGACATTACAAACCTTGCTCATTATGTATTTGCGGTACATAGAGTAACTAGGGCTGAAAAAGAAGGCATTAAAAATAAGGGTGGCGAATATATAACTGAACCAATTCCATTCGACATGATTTTAGACTTGTTTAAGAATAGACCAATCGGCTTTCAAGACATAGAATTTGGATTCTACTTTGACCCCAAGTGTAAAAGGTTTTATAAAGACGATATTGAGCATTATAAACAATATGGATGGGATAGTAGAAAAGTTGATGTTGATAAAATAATGAAAGAGGAATTTGATAAAAAATGGGAACAAGGGGAAGAGAATCTTCCTTGGGCATAAGGAGAATTTATGGATAAAATATTAAAAATTCCTGAAAATCTAGATGAATTTCTAGAAAACATGAAATCACAAAACTATCATAGGCATAGTTCTCATAGTAATTCAACTACTCCTGATAGTGGAAGTTTAAATGAAGAATATGCCAAAAGGGCGAAAGAGTTAGGGCAAAGAGTATTAAGTAGCTGTGAACATGGCAACCAAGGAAATTATTGGGAAATTAACGAAATTTGCGAGAGATATAAGTCTGACAAAAAAGACCCATACGATTTAAAATTTATTTTTTGCGCTGAGGCTTACTGGGTTAAAGATAGAAAAATAAAAGACAGAACTAATTCACATATAATATTAATGGCTAAAAACGAGACTGGAAGAAGGGCTATTAATAGAATATTGTCCGATGCAAACATTGATGGATATTATCATAAGCCAAGAATTGACATTCCATTACTTTTATCATTGCCACCGAAAGATGTATTTATTACAAGTGCTTGCATTGCCTTTTGGCACTACGAAGATATTGAAGAAATAATTATTAAGCTTCATAATCATTTTAAAGAAAATTTTATGCTGGAAGTACAATATCACAACGTTAAAAAGCAAGAAGATATAAATAAAAGAATTTTAGAAGTATCTACAAAATATAATATAGAAATTATTTGTGGTCTAGATAGTCACTATATATTTCCTCACGAAGCAGAAGACAGAGAATATATTTTGAAATCTAAAGGTATAAAATACGAAGAAGAAGATGGATTTTTTCTTGATTATCCGACCGTAAAAGAAACCTTCGAAAGATTTAAGAAACAAGGAGTGTTAAGTGATATCCAGATACTTAGTGCTATAAACAATACTAACGTGTGTTTAGAATTTGAAGATATAGTTTTAAATAAAGAAGTGAAAATTCCAATAATATTTAAAGATAAGACACAAAAAGAAAGAAACGAACTCTATAAGGATTTAGTAAGAAATGGGTGGAAAAAAGAAAGAGATAAGATACCCAAAGAAATGCATGAAAAATATATTTCTGAAATAAAAAAAGAAATAGACGTAGTAATAAATACTAATATGGCAGACTATTTTATAGATGATTACTATATCGTAAAGAGGGCCATTGAGAAAGGTGGACTTCTTACTGATACCGGGAGGGGTTCTGGTGTGAGTTTCTATACTAATAAATTATTAGGGTTTACGAAGGTAGACAGAATATCCGCTCCCGTTCACATGTATCCAGAAAGATTTATGAGCGAGTCTCGAATTCTTGAAAGCAAGTCGATTCCTGACCTTGATTTGAACTGGGGAAATCCAGAAGTGGCAGCAGAAGCACAAGAAGAAGTAATTGGCAAAGGTAATTGTTATCCGATGATAGCCTATGGAACCTTAAAAGCAAAGTCTGCTTGGAAAATGTATTCAAGAGCAAATGACGTTGAGTTCTCTTTGTCGAATGAAGTTTCTAATCAAATAGGAAGATTCGAGAAAGACTATCAACAGTCAGAAGAAGAAGATAGAGAAGATTTAGATATCTACGATTATGTGGATGAACAATTCCATTATTTGTTAGATGAAAGTAAAAAGTACAGAGGGATTATATCTGATAAAAAGAAACATCCCTGTGGTTGGTTAATATACGATGGTAATATAAAAGAAGAAATCGGACTAATAAAAGTTAAAAGCGAAAGCACAAAAAAAGAATATTTAGTTGCATTTATAGATGGGAGTATGGCAGATGAGTATAAATTTGTAAAAAATGATTTATTAAAAGTGGACGTAGTTAATGGAATAAAGCTAAGTTATAAGAGGGCCAATGCAAAAATTCCAGAAATATTAGAGTTAGACAATATACTAAGAGAAAGCAAGGAAATGCAAAGAATTTACGCAGAAGGCATTACCATGGGGATAAATCAGTTTGAAAAGACAGGAACAACAAATAAAAGCATCCGATTCAAGCCAAAAAATTCCACTGAAGCAACTGCATTTGTGGCGGCGATAAGACCATCTTTTAAATCAATGTATAAAATATTTGAGAATAGAGAATCATTTAATTATGGGATAGAGGCTTTTGATAAATTAATACAAACAAAGGACTTGCCCAATAGCTTCATACTCTATCAAGAGCAATTGATGTCTGCACTGGGATACTCTGGAATACCTATGGATGAAACAATGACAATAATTAAAGCAATCAGTAAAAAGAAGACAAAAATAATCATGAGTTACCAAAAAGAGTTTGTGAATGGGTTTTCTGAAAAGATAGTCAGCGAAAATAAAATTTCCAAAGAAGACGCTATTGAGTCAGCTAAGAAGGTATGGCAAATAATAGAAGATTCAGCGAGATATGGGTTTAACGCTAGTCATGCTTATTGTGTTGCCAATGATTCGATGTACGGTGCTCACTTAAAAGCTTTTTACACTTATGAATTCTATGAAACAATGTTGAACATGTACTCCTTGAAGGGCAAAAAGGACAAGGTTTCTGATTTTAGAAAAGAAATGCATAAGTTTTTTAATATTAAAGATGGTCTTTTGAAGTTCGGAATAGACAATAGAACCTTTAATATGGACAAAGAAAGAGAATGCATTCATCCATCACTTGTTTCAATTAAGGGGTTTGGTGTAAGGGTAGCAGAAGAATTATATAACGTTGGTAAAAAAGAAATTAGGAATGGTTTCTATGGAGTATTAGAAGAATTAAAAAAGACTAAGGTTCAGAATCCACAAATAGAAAAATTAATTAAAATAGGATATTTTAGTGAATACGGGAAAGCAAAAAAACTACTAACATTCTTTTATTATTTCAATTTATTGTATGGGAAAACACAACCTAGAAAGAAAACCATAGAAGATACAATCTTAGATAAAGGAGTTGTTTCTATTATTGAGTTAAATAGCAGAAATACTCCTGCCACATATTCTTCCCTCGATTCCCAAAACGCACTACTTCAAATATGGAACCACATTCCAGACTTAGATATTACTTTAAAAGACAAAATATTAGCAGAATTCGACACATTGGGATATGTAAACATAAAAGAAGCGAGCATTTCTCCTAGATATGTTTTGGTCAATAATTTAGATACCGAATATTCCCCCAAAATGAATATTTATTGCATAAAAAATGGCAAAGAATTATTTGTTAAAATAAGTAAAAGAAACTTTAATAAAAACATAAAAGATGGTACTATTCTATTTGTGAAAGGAATGAAGGATAAATATAAAAAAATACCTAGTGGTGTAGAAAAAAATGGAAAGAAAGAATTTATTGAATTACTAGATGAGCCTAAGCAGTGGTGGATTACTGATTACGAAGTAGTAGAAGGAGAAATAGATGTATAATAATTTAAAACTAACCGACAAAGAACTAGATTCCTTACTGAAAAACAACCTAGTAATACTAATTGATAATCGTGAAAAGAAGGACAAAAATACGCATATCACCGATTGGTTGGATTATAAGAATAGATGTCAGTATATGAATATGACGTTACCAACAGGCGATTATAGCGTCATGTTGAGAGCATCTCCAGAAGTTGGAATTCATCAAGACTTGTATTTCTATAATGAAATAGCGATTGAAAGGAAGGCAAACTTAGAAGAATTATCTAATAATTTTACAACAAAAAGAAGTGCGTTTGAATCAGAAATGCTAAGAGCGCTATCTACTAAGTTGAAACTGATTGTTGCTATAGAGGACACTAGAAGTAGATTGTACTTAGGAGAATACGATACAAAATATAATAGAAGAAGTTTTATTGCATCAATTGCCACATTTGAAAATAGATATAATGTGCCATTCCAATTTGCGATTAAAGAAGAAATGCCAGTATACATATATACAACACTATGTTATTATGTTAGAGAAAGATTAAAATAGTAGTTGACTTTTGATAATCATGGGTGTATAATAGATTTAGGAGGTGAAAACAGTCGATATTTCAATTTTAGAAGATTTTGACAAACAATATTCATTTTCTACGATACAGATTGCACTACATAATGATGATTATATGGTGCTTTTGGAGGCGATAAAAGAATCATTTTATCGGGTTGACGAATGGGCGACACTAGTTGAGAGTCATGGATTCTATATTCATGATAAATTAGTAGAAAAACAGGTTTGCCCTTATTGTTTAGCCCCACTTGTAGCTGTGACTGATTATGAATATCACTATGAATTAGATGACAACCAATACGAAACAATTATTGGATACGATTGTCCAAATGGTTGTATATAAGGAGAGAGTATGAATAAAGTGGAATTTTTAAATAAGTTCGACGAAATTGCATCCGAGGATAATATTATGGTGGTGTACGTAGAAAATGAAGACATGCAAGACACCGAAGAAATTACTTTTGGCGCCAAGGATTTTGATTATAAAAGAAACTATTATGATACAACTTACAATTCTGAAATGGTTAAGAATTCTAATAGCAAAATCAGAATTGTAAAAATTATATAGGAAGAGGTGTAAAATGAAAGAACAAGTATTTAAAGTTGTGAGAAATGATTATACGCCAGAAGACTTTTCGTTAGGAGTAAGATACACACTAACCAACAATGGTTGTAAAGATTCTATGGGGTACTCTTGGACGGACTATTTAGAATCGCCTGGTGAAACACTGTTTGAGAGATGGTGTAGTTTTTGGAAGCCTGAAATTAGAGATGGAGCTATAGCGTTTGAATTAATAGAGGAAGAGTCGGGGTCGGATAAAAAAGAAGAAGAATATGGTCGTATCTATTTACAATTCCTTGACGCACATTCTGATTCGAACACAGAAATTAGTTTTAGATTTGAAGGAGATGCTCAAACATTCTTTGAAAACGTTTATAAATTTGCAAGAGCATTAAGTTTTGAAGATTCCACTATTTTGAAGTATATGAAAAATCCATATGACGTATTTATGGAGTAGTATTTGTTAAGTTCTATATTCAAATGGCAAATAGGGGGTGATTCATGCTCCCTATTACCGATATATAGCGCTTCAAATGTTAAAAATGACTGCTAAAAATCACACACAAAAGGAGAAACTTATGAATGTACTGAAACGAAATGGTGAAAAAGTAGAGTATGACGGCAGTAAAATTGTGCTCGCAATACAAAAGGCAATGGATGCTGCGAAGATAGATGATTCTTATTATCCAATCGCAGATATAATAGAAGAAGAAATTCGCACAAAATTAGAATCAGATGATGAGGATAGAACTGTAGAGGAAATTAGCGACGAAATACAATATGCCTTAATGGATTATCACCAACTAAAAAAAGCGTCTACTGCATTTACGGTATACAGATATATTAAATCAGAAGATAGGAATATAGAAGACAAGCGACTATTTATAGAGGATTATAAAAATGCTTCAAACGCATCTACTGGAAGTAAATTTGATGCCAACGCAAATGTGGAGCACAAAAATATATCTACGCTATCAGGGGAATTGCATAAGCGAGAAAATATTCTTTTAAACAGAAAGCTATTAACTAACAAAATAAAAGAGCTATATGGCGAAGAGTTGGCAACAGAGTATCTTAGACAATTAAATTCACATGAATTGTATAAGCATGATGAAACCAGTATAATGCCTTATTGTGTTGCAGTAAATATGTATCCATTTTTAACTCAGGGGCTAGACAAATTAGGAGGTCATAGCAATCCGCCAAAACATCTACAGTCGTTCAGTGGGTCGTTTATAAATCTAGTTTTTGCTGTTGCATCGCAATTTGCGGGTGCGGTTGCGACTCCGGAATATCTTATGTATATGGATTATTTTATAAGAAAAGAATATGGCGAAGACTATTATTTAAATATAGATAAACAGGTTACATTTTCAAAAAGAGGCCGAACAATAGAAAAAACAATAGAGGACTCTTTTCAACAAGTAGTATATAGCTTAAATCAGCCAGCAGCGGCAAGGAGCTACCAGAGCATTTTCTGGAACATAAGCTATTTCGATAAGTTTTATTTTGATAGCATGTTTGGGGATTTTGTATTTCCAGATTACACAAAGCCACAATGGGAATCGTTAAATTGGTTGCAAAAGAAATTCATGAATTGGTTTAATGATGAGCGGACAAAGAAACCACTTACCTTCCCAGTAGAAACGTTGGCTCTATTATCCGAGAATGAGGACATCAAGGATTCTGAATATGCGGACTTTGCCTCTGAAATGTATGCAAAGGGGCACTCATTTTTTACGTATATGTCAGAGAGCGCGGATAGTCTAAGTTCCTGTTGTAGATTAAGAAATGAAATAACGGAAAATGAATTTTCATTTAGCCTAGGCGCTGGGGGAGTGGCAACTGGTTCAAAGTCGGTTATGACTATAAATATAAACAGATTAGTACAAGATACATATAACGAAAACTGTAAAGGCAAATCACTGAATAGAGCAACGGAATTGGAAATAATATCCGAAGCTGTTAGAGAACAAATACTTAAAATTCACAAGTATCAAAATGCGTATAATGAAATAATGATAGAAAACTTTGAATCTGGGTTATTGCCCGTATATGACGCTGGGTTTATATCATTAAACAAACAGTTTTTAACAATTGGGATTAACGGAGCAGTAGAGGGTGCTGAATTCTTAGGCATTGAAATATCTCCAAACGAAGAATACAATACTTACTTAAACGCAATACTAAAGCCAATTTACGAAGAGAATAAGAGGGCAAAAACAGACAAAGTAATGTTTAACACAGAATTTGTGCCCGCCGAGAATCTTGGAGTAAAGCACGCTAATTGGGATAGATTAGATGGATATTTTGTTCCTAGAGATGTTTATAATTCATATTTTTATATAGTGGAAGACCAATCCGCCAATTTGCTGGATAAATTCAAGTTGCATGGAAAGGAAAATATTCAATTTTTAGATGGTGGCTCTGCTCTTCACGCAAATTTAGACGAACATTTAACAAAAGAGCAATATAGAAGCTTACTAAGAGTTGCTGCAAAGACGGGTTGTAATTATTTCACGTTCAATATACCAAACACACTATGCAATGAGTGTGGAAATATTAGCAAAAATAAGCTAAAAAAATGTGAGAAGTGTGGCTCTGAAAACCTTGATTATCTAACTAGAATTATAGGATACTTGAAAAGAGTTTCTAGTTTTAGCTTAAAAAGACAAGAGGAAGAGGGCAGAAGATATTATGGAAAATAAAATGACGTATCACTCTTATAACGTTGTTTTCCAAGAAATACCAAATGAGATATGTTTAGCATTTACAATAGAGGGATGTCCCAACAATTGCGTTGGGTGTCACTCCCCATTTCTAAGAGAGCAAAATGGAATCACCTTGACTGAGTTAGAACTTGACCACATCCTTGGCAACTACAAGGACATGATTACATGCGTGCTATTCTTGGGGGGAGACGCTTTTCATGATGAAATTTTTCTATTGTCTAAAAAAATAAAAAACATGGGGCTGAGGGTCGCAATGTATAGTGGCAACGATTCTCCTAATGGCAAATTATTTACCTTCTTAAACTATTATAAAATTGGAAGTTATATATCTGAGCTTGGGGGATTAAATTCCAATAAAACAAATCAAAGGTTATATAAGATAGAAGATATAACAAAGGAGTTTTGGGATGAGTTTTAATAAGAAATATGAATTATTCGGCTTTATACAGGGCGATGGAGATTTGGGTCGGCTAAAATCACAGTACCACAAAGGGATTGAAATAAACATAGGGGCGAATGATGGCGATATATATACCTATTTTGAACTGTCTGGACTAAAAAATAGGACGGTATACTACAATGAAAATAATATCCTCAATGAACTAAGGTCGCTAAGATTTGACTCAAGAAACTTGCCTAACCGAGAATTTCCTAAGACCTTCGATAACTGGAGCGATGATAATAAAACTTCATTCATAAGGGGGCTATATTCTGCAAATGGCTCATTTATAAAAGTTGGAAGAATCTCCTTTAAATCAACTTCGATAGAATTAATTAATAAGTTGAAGGACGAATTGATGTTGCTTGGGTTCAATCCTTATGTGACTACAAATAAAGCAAAATTAAACAAGTTCCACAATGGGGAATATTTGTGCAGAGAAAGCTATGACTTAAATATAGGCAGACAGCTTGAAGTTCTAAGGTTTTATAATGAAATAGGATTTATACAAAATTATAAAATGAAAAATATTCATGAATATTTAAAATCAAAACTCTTGACATATTAATTAAACAGGCGTATAATGAACTTATAAAACAAAAGGAGATGACCATGCAGAAGATTAAAATAAAATACTTTGAGGGCGCAGAGCCAATTACCAAAATATCACAAGGCAACTGGATAGACCTAAAAGCAAACAAAACCATTGATTATTTATCGGACGAATCGTTCATGATACCACTGGGAGTAGCAATGGAGTTGCCAAAGGGGTATGAGGCCAATATTGTTCCTAGGTCTGGAACATTTAAGAAATATGGAATTATTCAAACCAATCATTACGGCGTAATCGATGAGTCATATAATGGAGATAACGACCAGTGGCATATGCCTGTATATTCATTAAAGCGTGGAGTGATTAATAAAGGTGATAGAATTTGCCAGTTTAGAATTAATAAAGTTATGGACGATTTTGAGCTTGAAGTTGTCGAATCATTAGATAATGAAGACCGAGGCGGATTCGGTTCAACCGGAAGGTAGATGGTAGTATAGAAACAATATTTCAGATATTAGAATTATTGCGTGATTATGACGAAGGATTAACCGACCACTTAATTGAATGTGCTAAAAAATATCTATTAAAGAAAGGAAAGCCAAATGAAAAGGGAAATTAAACCACTATACATTGATGACGAAGAAATAGGACAAACATTAATAATCGAAGATAATGTAGATACTATGCGGCCAATATTCATTGGAATAAGTACAACGAATTCTGATTGTATTGAATGCGTGTCACTTAGAATCGAAGATATTGATGATGTTATTGCCAAACTATTAGAGATTGCAAAGGAGTATGCTGATGGAAATGATGAACTCTAACGAAATTAGGGTAAGAGGCACTGAAGGAAATTATGAAATAGAAGTGTTCTTAGAAAATGGAGAACATTTATTCGGACATTGTGATAATATGAGAAATATTCAACAATGTATAGAAAATATTATTAAATCAAAGAAGGAGTAGCTACTCATGAATGTATACTTGAATAAAATAACTGGAATCGAAGATGCTATAATTTCAATGTATCTATCAAAAAGAACTTGGACTAAAGAGTTGAATGATAGAATCATATCTGTTTGCGAAGACAATTTAACTCTTGATGGATTTCTAGTTCGCCATCCATCAAAAGAAATGTTGGACTATTTGAAGATGATTCTTAAATATGGATATGAGCATAAACATACTACACTACTCAGATTCATCGACCTTAGTTTTGTAGTAGAAAATATTCACAGAGCAGGACAAGATGATTGGGATTCCCATGCCAAGCGAATGGATAATAGGATAGTAAGAGCATCTACTAGATTAGCAACCTTCTCTGATGGTGAAAAATCTGACTACTATAAAGATAAGATACTGTACCCATTTGAAATGTTGGATATACTCGGAATAGAGTTGCCAAATAATGTATTTGTTGGAAAGGATATGTATGTTAAGACAGACTTCGGATATATAATTGATTCGCTACAAAAAGACAAAGATGCTAAGCGTGGTTTGTATCCAGAAGCGATTCCATCGACATTCATATTCAAGGTTCAATATCCTGAGCTTTGTCATATTATTCAACACAGAGATATTAATAGTACTGCAAACGAAGAGGTAAAACAATTAGCAGAAAAGATAAAGCTATTAGTTGCTCGTGCGTTGAACCAGGAATTTGCAGATGTTCTAACAAAATTAAAAATGGAGTAGAGGTGTTTAATGGAGTTAACTAAAAGTCAAGTAGTAAAAATATTATCTGAAGATGGTGGGATTGTAGCTGAATCAATTGATATGGAACAAAAGCTTTTTTATAATAGATATTTAAACCAAATAGGCAAAGAATTTCTACTAGGAAAGTATGTTGGTATATTACAAGACGCACAATATTTTCCTAGCTTCGATAAACAAGAAAAAGGGTTGTTGACATTCAAATTGCCATATAAATTAGAAATAAAAAGGGTAAAATAGTATAATATATTGTAACTAATAATAATAAAGTGTCAAAAATGGCACGATAAAATCATCGTTTTAAGGAGGAAGTAAAAATGGAAGAAAGAGTAGACAAGTATAAACTTATACACACAGACGGGGATGGGACAATCAGCACTAGAGAATTTGAGGATAAAATTTTTATAGAAGAAGTGGTAAAAGAATTTACATATTTCCTAAAAGGTTTAGGGTTTGCAGATGAATCAATAGAAAGATATATTCCATACTTTGATTTATAGGGAGTTGCTATATGAATAATGAAATAGTAGTTTTGACAGGACTGAGTGCTAGTGGCAAAGACACACTATGTCAATTATTAAAAGAAAAATACGGATATTGGTTTGTGATATCTCACACGACTAGACCGATGCGGCCGTGTGAATCGGAGTGCAACCCTTACCGTTTCGTTTCAAAAGAGGAATTTGACACCATACCAATGATTGAAACTAGAAGTTACGAAACTCTTGTTGACAATGTAAAGGATACATGGTATTATGGAGTAAGCAAAGGAGAAATACTTGATAATAGAAAGTACGTAGTTGTGCTTGACGTAGAAGGCACTATCGAATTTATTCAGTATTTTGGTGATAGAGTTATTCCAATATATATATACGTAGATTCTGAAATTAGAAAGCAACGTTCTATTAATAGAGGCGGTCACAATAACTCCGAATGGGATAGAAGAGAAGTGGACGATTTAAAAACGTTTACAAAAGAAAATATTAACAAGTATTATAAAGCTATCGTTAAAAACAAGAACTTGGACGACTCGATAGAAGAAATAATGAAGGTGGTAAAATCCAATGGTTCGATTTAAGATATTAAAAGGGTTTGATGTTTCGTGGAGTGGTGATATTTGGTTACACGAATTTCCATTTAGCAATTGCTTATCAGTTATTAAAAAGAAAGGCGATGCTGCCGAATTCTATTTGGACGAAGAAACTAAGATATTTAAATTATTAAAATCTAGGAATATCACATTTGAAACAGTTGGCGAATCAGAGCATAGACCAAGAGCGAGTTTGAAATAGGAGGCAAATATGAAAAATCAAAGAGTTAAATGTATCATGACAACCAGAGGCGACTTTACTGCCGGCAAGATTTATGAATTAACAGAAAGTGGGCTAAAAGATAATAATGGTTATATTTGGGATGTATTTGTAAGTTCAAGTAGCGGAGACACATTATTTGATAAATGGATGGATTATTGGCAAAGAAGAAGTCAAATGGAAGAGGTTGATTTTATACTGGTAGAAGAACCTGTTTTAGACTTAGTGATTAAAACTATGGCATATGATATAATTGCCAATTCCGGTCTTTCTGCTTACGTCGATATTCAAAACAAGGATGTAAATTTTAGCACAGACATATTAGAACAATCAGAATTAGAGGATGCTATCAATATTTTAATAAAAGCCAAAGAATTGCTTGGTGGCTAGAAAGGAAATTATATGTGGTTTGTAATATTTTTAATAGCACTACTTATCTATCCACCATTAGCATTTTTTATTTTGCTAATTGGAATAGCAGTAAAAGTACTAGGTTAGAGGAGGAGTTATGGTTCATAAGAAAATCTTCGTAGACATGGATGGCACAATTACTAATAGCAAGGTTCGTATGGCAGAATTATTCAACCTGCACTATAGAAAAATAGGCGACCCGATAATTGTCGGAGAAAAAATAAACACTTGGGATGCTGGAATGCCACCTCAATTCATTGATTCAATATTTGGGCATGAAGACTTCTTTAATCACAAACTAGAGGTTTTCAAGGGAGTTTATAAGGCTTTTGAAATGCTAAATAAAAGAGGCTATGAAATAATTCTATATTCAAAAGGCACGCTGAAGAATATAGCCAATAAGTCAACTTTTACAGATAGGCATTTTGGAGATATTATAGATGGTCACATATTTACTAGCTGCAAGGGCGCTTATACGGGCAAGAGCGAATACGATATGTCGGTAAAAGATGGTTTTAGTATTTTGATTGACGACCATGCCGATAATTTACTTCCAAACCGATATACTAGAATTGAAAACATGCCAGATTATTGCATTTGTGCCAAGCTTTGCGGTGATGATGAAGAATGGAATAAGGATTTTACAGATGAGAGATTTATATTAAGGGACTGGTCTAAATTAGAAGATATAATCAATCTAATAGAAGACATAGAACAGGTCAATTGAAAAGCAAAAAATACCCCTACACTATAATTAAATAGTAGTAGGGGTGTGTTATATTAATAGCGATTACTTACTTACAAAAACATAGATTAACTCTATGCCAGAAATAACAACCGCTCGTTCTCTATCTGTAACCTCAATGTTCCAATCTCTGATTATATCAAGTAGGAATGTTTTTAACATTTCCTTATCTAGTCTATCATCATCTTTTAGGCTTTTAGCTAGTTCTAAAGTAGTTTTCAAAGAGTCATAAATCATAGATACTTTAGAATTATCTTCTGGGAAAGTAGCTGACGCTATAGCATATAAGATGCTTAATACTTGGTCTATAGTATAAATTACTTCACTTGTTCTTGGCTCGTCCTTGAGGTATTTAATAAACAAGTAGCCCCCGACTCCACCAAACAAACATATTGCTACTAATAGTAAAATTGTATTCAAATCCATTTCAAATCCTCCTTCAAATTATTTTATAAGTTCTTGTATTTTACTCATTATTTTTTCGACATCGACGCTTCCATCACCATATTTTAATTTATTTTCATTAAAGGCCTTGAATAAATAATCCGTGAGGACAACCACAAATGTACCACTCACTGCTGTTAATATAAATCCAGTTTCCTTTTCGAAAACCAATAGAGCCACAAAGCTCATTATTACAGTTGCTACCCATATAATTAGTACTACATATGAAAATAGCTCGCTATTTGTTAGCCCCAACACCTTCTTAATCCATGTAACCATGAACACTCCACCTTCCTATATTTTCTGTAATATCTTAATAAAATTCATATTTTAACGTAACTATTTAACGATTGCCTATTTTTTCAATAAAGGCATCAATAAACTCGCCTAGTCTTAAATCATTAGGAGCAACTTTGGCTAATTCTTTTAGTTTATTTTTATACGCAATCCAGTCTTCGGGTCTATCCAAATTACTATTCATAATAACTTCATCAGCACTCATATATCTTCCCCCTCTTATTTGTTCGTCTATAAATGGTTTTGGGTCTACGCAGTACTTATACTTTTTAGTATCTGCACCATCTCTAACCCAGAATTTATCATCGTACAGACAGTCTCTTACTTCAAAATGCAAGTGAGTTGCCTGAGAGATACCGGTATTGCCCATTTTTGCCACTACTTGACCAGATACTACCTTTTGACCAGTTTTAACGATTAGATTCTGCAAGTGAGCATATAATGAGCACCATCCATCGTGTTGAATTATTACGCAATAACCATAGGATGTAGATTTATAGGCTCTTGCCACAAATCCATCATTTACAGCAAATAGAGGGTCGCCATCTCTTCCGGCTACTACTGCTCCGAAGTCAAGCCCATTATGGAATCCTCCACCATTAAATGCTCTCCATCCAAACGAAGAAGTTATCCTATTATTGGATGTTGGTAAATGTTTAAATTGTATCATCATTTCACCTCTTTACTGAAGCTTGTTTGATAAAACATCCCAAGCTACATATCCACCAAGGATTAGCTTTATCCAATTCGCTTTTATTACTTCCATTATATTTATGGTTCTTTCCTTTTGTAATCCCCATATATTGCTTTGCAACCCTTCTATGTCGACCTTCATTATGTCTTGATTCTTACTTATGGACTGCATAGTATGGCTAACATCAGATAGGGTCTTGTCAAGACTCGCCAATGTATGATTTTGCATTTCATTCGAAGCTATTTGTTGTTCTAGTAGCTTCTCTATGACTGGCAAATCTTTTATATCTTCTTTTATTTCTTTAACTCCGTCTTCCAGAGCCTTCAATCTAAACTCGCACCCTTCTTTAGTCGCATGTGTTTCTGCCATGTTAAACCTCGCTTTTCGTGCATTAATCTCTAGTTGCCTTGGTAAATTATTCTAGGTTTACCATTCATAATTTTAAATTCAAATATTACAATAAAACGTTGCTTTTATTAACTTAATTGCTTTACTATATTTATTTCTTTTGTTTCTGGAGTCCACCCAACGTGACAGCCAAGTTCCTCTGCTACAAATCTTATAGGAATAAACGTTCTGCCATTTTCAATAAAAGGGGCAACATCCATTTGTTTAGATTCGCCATTTATGATTATGGTTTTAGAACCTATAAGTAATTTTATTTCCTTATTCCCGTCTATGATTGTAACTTGTTTTATATCTGTATTCCACTCTACTATACATCCAAGCTCTTCTGCCACAAATCTAAGTGGTACATAAGTCCTAGCATTTTCAACAAAAGGCGCTACGTCCATTTGTTTAGGTTTATCATTTACTAAAATATTATGGCTACCTACCCTTAAAATCACTCTTTTAAGTGTTTCGTATTTTGGAAGTACAAATAAGCCGTAACCACTCTTATAATCGAATCCTTGGTCTAGCAAGTCCACACAATTTCGATGTATAAAATCTCTAGCTTCTTGTCTCTTTAGTTTTACACTAATTCTGGACATATAATTCCATAGCATAGCTGAGGCTACTGGACTAGAAGTTGATGTTCCATTAAACCAATGTAATTTAGAATAATCTGCTGTGACTGGAAACCATATGTCCGTAAATGCTACACAATCCAATCCTTCTCCACCATTTGAATAATCAGATACAGATTGTCTATGTGCTTCAAATGCACCAATTGAAATTATCCAAGGTAAATTAGACGGGTAAGATATACTATTTTCTCTTCCGTTATTACCAGATGAGGACAGTACTAAAATATCTTCTGCTTCCATTCTCTCTATTACATCTTTCGTTGGACTATTAAAACTGCAATTAACTACCGCTACTTCACTTTTATGTTCGATTATCCAATCAATTATCTGCTCTTTTTCGCTACCAAAATAATTAAAAGATATAATTCTTGCGTCTGGAGCAACTTGTCTAGTTACAGCACATACATTTGTATTGTGACCAGAGTTGTCGTCAGCTCTAAAACTGTCTATAACTATTTCAATATTATCGTGTTTTCTAGGTCTGTGAGAGCTATCTAGTATTACAATAGCTCCTACATCTGATTTTTTAGGTAAATTTTGATATTGGATTATATTGGCTTGCTTAAATTCTAGTTCATTTTCTTTAATCATTTTTTTCACCTTCTAATCTCTTGCAGTTGCTATAATTTCCTGTGCCTGTTCTTCTGTTATCCATCTAGGCACAAATTGTAAAACCTTTACTTCGTCTATCTTGCCTAGCATCCATTGAGTTAGTATAAAGTTATACATCTACATACCCCCTAGCATTAATTCCATCATGGCTTGTTCTAGTGCTTCAACTCGTTCTGATTCGGTAGGGACAGGTGCATGGTATGGTTGTTGCCACGTTTTGACAACTTCACCTGTTGCGGTGTATTCTGTAAAGGTTTCTGTGTTTCCGTTAATTTCTGATTCTGTATAGCTGATTAGTTGACCATCTTTGTATGTTTCGCTTCTCATGATTACACCTCTTTCAAAACAATCACACCTACTGCGTTTGTTATTTCATCAGACCCATTAACAGCAGGTGCAGGATTTGACAGTGTTCCGCTTGTAGTTGTTAATACTAATCTGTAAGTACCAATTTGGGTATTTCTAAGCGAAGTAAAGGCCATTGAAAAAGGTACAGACCCATTAGTAGCAGAAAAAGATGGCGCATCGCCTGTACCGCTAGCTCTATGTGCCAAAAAATAGTAACCACTTTCTAATTCAAAATTAATTAAAACTTCTTTTAAACCCGTTGTCGTACTTGCAACGCTACCCAAATTTGCTACCAAATCAGTAGGTACACCATTTTCATTTTTGTATATTGCTGATTCAATAATAGCGCCTGCATAAGCAACTTTAACATTAGTGCCCCATGCACTAAATAAAGTTTTTTTTGGCAAATAAATAGGTACGTAATAAATTCTATTAAATGCCGGAACGGGATTTGCGGTTGAATAAGTAAAACTCCAACCCGGCAAAGACCATTTATAAGTTGAATGGTTGATTGATTCAAATGCTTTTCGTAAACTCGCAAGCGTTTGTGTTGCCGCTTCAAGGTTTTTGGTAGAAAAATAACCACCTGCGTCTACTACTGGTATTTGTGATGCGGTAAGATTGGTTATACTATCAGAATTAGTATTAACCTCTCCGATAATCTCATTCAACTTATCCGAGTCAATTAAACATTTTTTAACCACAGATAATTCATATAGTAAATTCTGGAAAACCCCCTCTTCCCCACCACTAGAGCTACTGTAGTCTATACTACTAGTGGTTGATATAAAGGCAGAAATTCCACTAGTTGTTCTATTTTTATAATACAGTTCTACGTATTTATTAACCTCACTTAAATGGCTTGCTGGTACATTATTCGTAAGTTCTATTGCCATATTCACACAACCTTTCTTGTTTCATATTATGTAATTTTATATTTTGCTACTATATTATTAAAATTATTATTAATCGCCTCTATGTAAATATCATCGTTGGTCGACAATACTTCTCCGGTTTTGTTTTTAACATTGCTGATTAAAGTCGTGCTCCCAGTTATATTTATATCTACAAAATCACCAGAAACAGAAATTACTTTTGCGGTATATAACTTATTAAAATTTGCCTTCGCTATTTCATCTTTGATTAATTGTTTTATTAATAGGTAATCTTCTTTTTTCAAATTATCACCTCTTTTTAGAAAATAGGGGCAGAAAATGCCCCTAAAGTTATAATATATTAATACTTATTATGTTATTTTACTGCAAAATACCCGATAAAAGGTTTATTTTATCAACACCTATCCAACCACTATGTCCACATCGGTATATCTAGTTGCGTTTATTGTCATAGTTTTACCATCTGAATTTATGTTGTTTATTATAAACCTCTCCTTAATTAAATCCAAGTTATCATCAGTGATAGTAATTAAATCATCCTCTTTTAAGTGGGGAAGATATACACAACTCATTGACGCAGATTGATTCAGTCTATTAGACCTCATTAACCTATATTCTGCCAATCTTTGAGCCTCTGCGTTTGTCTGTATTATCTGATTTTGTTCGGGCGGAGCCAATTTATAGCCTATTTTCTGTATGCAAAACGGAGATGATAAATCCCTGTTTTCAGCATACCCATAAACGACTGCTCCGTTAATATTATCCCCTATTACCTGATATGCATTAAATACTTTATCAAACTCATAGCTAAGATTAGACCCCAAATAAGAAAAAGCGTCCTCGCCAAAATTAAAATCCCACGCAGATGGCTTTATCGCATCCAAGGTCATTTCATGAACTCTTAAATGTCCATCATTATCGAAGTAAATATCTCTACTCATAGCCGTTGCTAGTTCACCAACAATTGTCCAATAAGTATCCCCCCTATTTGTCACAATATCGTATGGAGTTAAAATAGTTGTGGCTTGAAGTATTGGTGTCTTTACCTCGCCAGCATCTTCTATGGTGCTTTTGATGGCTGTGTTGAAATTAGAATTTATATCTATTATGTATAAATCTTGCAATATTCCGCCATTTTGGCCATCGTACAAACACGCCTTATCCATAGCATTAATATTTAGCGTAGAGAATGACCCTCGACTGGTTAGATTTGGGTTATTTACAACATAAATACCTTGAGAGAAGAAATAGTCTTCCCCCAAGATTTCAAATCCAGTAAATATTCTAAACTTTCTATTTATCCATATTCCATTAGGATTTGGTATGTTTTGTTTTAATTCATTTCTTAGCTCAATATCTAAGCTAGAGCGAACGCCATTATTAACGTTCTTAGTAATTGAGAATGTATTTAGGTTAGTTGTAAACTCAGACTCTACACTTTCATCAACTCGTAGCCATTGAATTTTTACTATGGGATGATAAATTCCAGATTTTATGTAGTTTACGTAATCATTAAATGTTACCATAACCTACACCAACCTTCCTATTTCTTCCCACTTAAAAGATACAACGTATGGCTGACCATTTATCTTATCGCTCAAAACTTGTCTAGATGTCTCTGTAGTTACCACCCTGTAAATCTCACCCTTTTGACTCTTGTATATTTTAGGCTTCCCATTATTTATAAATGCCCTAAAATCACTTAAGTCGGATATTGTTTGAATTATTCCATCTCTAGCCTCTGATACGTCGCCCAAAATGGCGGTTATTATGCTCGACTCAAAATCCCTTTTACCAAAAGAATGAGCGCTATATTTGTCATATCCGTCGTATCTATTATAATCAGTTATATTAGATACATTAGAGCTTTCCAAATTAAGGTTTAAAACATATATATCCTCAGTGTCCTCTCCAATCAAGATGTGCGCATCATAATATGTATCTATAGAATTCGACACTAACGGCTCACTTACTTCGTTCTCACTGATTCCAAATATTACATATTCATAAGATTCATTTTTTGTTACGGTTTTATCCGTAAACTCTAAGGCATCCTCTGATTCTACATTTTCAATATCGCCAACCTTGGTTAATACAGAGGAGCCATTTTGCCTTCTGTTCACCTCCCATAATAACACTGGCTCGGATAATCCTATTACGTTTCCTGCTGCAAGGTTTTCATTCTCAAATGATGCCAGATATATAGTATCTATTGTATACTCATCTTCAACCGATATGTCTAAGGCTTGTATATCTTCTAAAGAATATGTGCCACGCATAGCGTGTACGTCATCAAAAGTTGCTTCGCCAAATATTGTTAATTTTTTATATGGTCTAATTACTGGCTGACCACTATAGCCCATCAAATTAGATGTACCAACGAATGATACTCCTAAGAAGCTACCACTTTGAAAGCTCATACATTACCACCTTCCTAAATGTACAACTTTTCTATATCGCTGTCCACTTTTATATATATTTTATCTGGCAAAACTATTATATAGAATGGAACTAAAGGAATATCTCTGGCTCGCCCTAGAGCCACAATGCCGTCATTGTCAAAATAAAATGATATGCCATTATGCCCAACCGTATATAATTCTCCCGTTTCCGCTTCTAATTCTATTATTTTACCTGTACCAGTGAGCTTCTCTACTTTAATCGTAGTTTTAAAATTCTCTGGGATATCATCTTCCCATTCGGCGGTTGATGAATCGTCTTCTAGATACAATCCCTTATTGCCAGCTCTTATAAAATCATCAACAAAAGAATATGCCCCAGTTGCAACTCCAGTTAATTGCTTTAAAGCTGCGACAGAAATTGTCACCAGACTATTTATAAAATTGTATACTGCCAAAGGTGCGGTTATTATGCTTGCTTGACTGTAAGAAACATCGAAACTCTCTATTGTGCTAGAAAACTCAACATTATTATTCGTCTGTCCAGTAACTCCGACTTTATAAGTAGTGTTATTTTCAAAGCCAGTAAACTCATATGAAGTTCTGCCACTATATATATTCCCAGATGTTTCAATTAAATTATCCAATGAATCATACAAGCTAAACACAAAAAACTCAATGGGAACTCCTTCATCTTGGGAATACTCAAAAGAGAAAGTATATTTTCTTGAATTTATAGTAGCTGGAACTGTAAATGTTATATCTGGCTCTGAATTTAATAGTAGCAAAACTTCGGCACTCGTTACTCCAGTTACTAATTCAGATGGGTCGTAAACAGTAATATACCATTTATATTCGACCCCATTGGTAAGAGATGTTGCTGGGACTGTATGAGTCCCACTTTCAGTGTCATATATATAATCTATACTAGAAAGAGTCGTAGTGTTCGTATAAACCACTACGTTATCTGAAATTCTAGCAATATCAATTTTATATTTAACACATGGCACACCTGTTTTTGCATTTATACGGAAAGTGAATACATTATCAACATCGCCATCTATCGCTCTTTGTGAATTAGGTTCTAGAAAATTTGCTTCGTAAATATTAGCCATATTATATATTCACCCCCGTTTGAATTAACTGTCTCATTGATGCTACAAATTGGTCAGCATTATTAGCTTGAACCTTAATGTCTCCATAGAAATTATTAGGACTTCCACCGACAACGCTTTGACTGCCAAGACCGCCAAGCTTAGGAAGAGCACTCATTATTTCCATTGTTGCCCTAGCTAAGAACCCAGGCATTATACTATCTGGTATAATTGATTCAGATTCGTCGCCAGCTAATATAATCTCAGGAGAACTCAAGTGACCACCATTGCCAAATGCCCTTATTCCGTTTTCGTCATACCATACTCCAGAAGAATCTTTATTCCACCCAGAAGGTGCTATTGCTTCGTTTTGCTTAACGTACAAATCTTTTACATCAGCCGGAGCAGTATGCCACTTTTGAGCATTTTCTTTCATAGTGTCAACTACTGTTTTCTCTGTTCTACTTCCGCCACTTGAAATGGGCGACATAGTAATTGAATCTCCGCCTATCTTTCTCATTTCACGGTTATAATCAGACACGAATGCTCGCAATGCCTCCATGCGCTTGGAATAGCTTTCAATCTCTATTTCAGCAAGCTTGGACATTAGGCTATTTTGAATCTCTATTTTAGCATCTAAATCTTCAAGTGCTAGCGTTTTGGAATTTTCATAAGCAGCCTTTTCATTCTCTAATTTTCTTAAATCGTCTGCTTTTTGGTTTTGTAATTCCCATTCGTCATAATTGGTTTGAAGGGTTTTTAACTGTTCTTGAGCATTTTTAACCTCTTTTGGGTTGGCAACGTACTCAAATGTGCCGTCTTCTTGAAGTTGTTTGTATGTCCTCTGCTCTTGAACATTCGCAAGATATTCTCTAGCTTTTTCGATTTCAAGCAGTTTTTTCTTGCGCTCTAATTCTCTATTTTCTAAATCGTCTTTTAACCTTTGAGCGTCTATTTCTTTTTGCTTGGCTTTTATTAGACCGTCATAATAATCAGTAGTTTCTTTTTTCTGCCTATTAAGAGCATCAATCGCTCTTTTTATACCGCCCTCAACTTGCTTTTGATACTGTTCGCCAAGTTTATTTAATATAACTTCTTGCTCTTTTAATACGTCATTTACCTTTTGCATCCACTTATATCGGTCTATCCCCAAGTCTCTAAGATATTCCTCTTGTTTTGCATACTCCTCTGTCCCAAGTGCCATTTTAGACCAATCAGCGTAACCTCTTTCAAGCAAAGTTTCTATTTCAGAAACAACATTGCGAACCGCAGCAACTTGAGCATCGTAATTGTCAGTGCCATAAGTGGCTTGTTGCTCAACTAATAAATTATAAGCATGGATTTTTCTATTAAGAGAATCCATCGTTGAGTCATATTCTTTTGTTGCATCAGCCGAACTCTTTGACGCTCCTGCCGATTTTGTTGAAGATTTAGACAGCCCAGCAATACTAGTATCAATTTCATCCAATTGAGCCAAATATCTATTTAAGTCGTTTTCAGCTTCGCCAAATTTGGTTCCAGCTCCATATAATGACCTCTGAAGATTCTCTGGTATATCCGCCCCACTACTTGCCAAGGCGTTATATTGATTCATGAGCGCCCTAGACTCCAAGAGCATCATATTCATTCTGGTTCTAGATTGTTTAATCAACTCTTCGGTAAGTTGCTTTTGAATATTTAAAGTTTCCTCAGCAGAATATCCATATGCCTGAAGAAGAGTCCCTAGCGAATCTTCGGTATCTCCGAAAGCCAAATCTAATAAGCCTTGATTAGAAATTAGTGTCTTTACAGTGCTTTCGCTCAGTTTCCCAGTAGATATATATTCGCCCATCATTGAATTTAATAGGCTTAACTCATACTTAGTAGCCCCCAAACTATCTGTGTAATCGTCAAGGGCGTCTGTATTATCTTCGGTCAATCCTAATAAATTTTCTAAATATTCCATATGCGCAAGAGCCTCTGGCGTTAAAAGCTCCTGTTTTACATCTTTTAAGACTTTTAATTGGTCGAGCATTTTACTTTCATAAGTAGACTGATTGTCGGTTAGTTCAATTATAGTCTTGTCTAATTTTTCAAAAGTATCATTTACCCTTTTAGTCTCTGCATCTGTTGCATTCACTGAAACGGTCAAAGCTTCTTGCTCGGCTCTTAACCTCTTTATCTCTTCTGCCGTCGCATTATATGCCGCTATTACTTGCTTTTCCTTTTCGGGGTCTACTAGCCTAGAAACACCGCTTACATCCCCGGTTGTACCCCAAGTGCCACTCATAGAATATTTATTATAATCTTCTATAGCTGGTATCATTTCATTAGCTAAGCTCGCAGCTCTCCGTTCTTCTATTTCCAGAAGAGCCTCTTTTATTTCTAGCTCTTTTTCTAATATTGCTAAATCCTGAGAGTCGACTCCCTCAACATCTAATTGAACTTTCTCTGAATTTAATCGGTCTATTTCGCCTTTTAATTCAGATACTTTCGCCATAGAAGTGTCTAACCGTTCTTCCCATTCTTTGTGAGCTTTTACAGCCCAGCCAATAGCAGAAACTACCCCAGCTATAGCAATCGCAACACCCGCAGTCATAGCGGCTTGTAAAGCAATTGCCCCTATTTTTGCAGCGCCCATACTCCCCGTAAACATATCCATTGAAACCTTGCCGGCTCTTATGGATACCAAAAACTGCGGTATTAATTCAAAAGCAAGTGTTCTAAAGCCAGTTTGGGTTAGTGCCAAAATTGTCAAAAGAGAAACAAAGGCTATGTTCAAAACCCCAACAGACTCACTAGCAGATGTCAAGCCTCTAACTAATAAGGTCGCAAACTCTACAATGCCAATTATTGCGTCAGAGTCAACCATGGAGCTGTAAAACTCTTCCCAAGCCACTTGCAATTCATTTAATTTCCCCTGTATTGATTCTTGGAATTTTAAATATTGTTCTTGAGTTGTTCCTGCTGCGCTATACGCCTCATCTGTAATCTCAACAGCTCTGCCGTAATTTTCCATTAAAACTCTAAATCGCTCAAGTTGTCTTACCCCTGCAATAGTCGTGCCGATATAAGACCTTGTGTTTATGTTTAAGCCATCCCATTTTTCTGCAAGTTCTCCTATTATTTCTACAGGAGGACGCATTTGTCCATCTAAATCTGTAAACGATATTCCTACACTACTAACAGCCTTATCTATATCGTTTAGTGCTTTAGTGTTATCTTCTCCTGCATCGGTTAGCTTTCCAAATCTAGCTAGGATGGTCTTCATAGAAGTACCTATAGATGTGGCTGATTCTTGGGTGACCTCCTGAATAACCGCCAACGTTCCCGCCGCTTGTTCCAGACTATACCCAGCATTTAAAAAACCAGTTGCCGACTTTTGAAAAGCTTCTCCCAACCTTCCATAATCTGTAGCAGAAACAGATGCTACTTTTAACAGCACATCATTAAATTCTTGAGCAGAAACCTTCATAGCGTTCGTTCCAGAGGTTACAAATTTAGTGACTTCTTCGACACTCATCCCTGCCACTTTTGCGGTTTTGGATATCTCCCCAAGTCTATCATTAACTTCTTGTGCAGATAAACCCTGTCTATATAGCGCCACCGCAGAATTTGCAAGCTCCAAAGAAGACACTTTAAGCGCAGCTCCAAGCTCTAAATACTCATCTTTTAACCCCGCTACTTCTTCTCTTGTCCTTCCTGTAACCATCGCAATTTCAGTAAGAGATGTATCGAATCCGACCGTGAACCCAATAGATTCTTTTAACTTATTTATTACTGCGTATAAGCCACCTACCGCAACAGTCCATTCAATGGTTGAGGAGATAGCCGTGCGCATCCTATTGCTAAAATCAGAAGTAGACTTGCTTGCCGTATTAATATTAGAAGACATTGATTTTGTTGCTTTCGAGGTATTATCCATTGACTTAGAAACGTCATCTAATCCAGCTTTAGTTGCCTTACTATCTACGCCTAAATTTATATTTTTATTTTGATACTTTTTATATAAAGCGTCAAGTTGTGATTCAACTTTTTTTATCTCAGTTTTATCAACGCTAGTACCAAATATTAAATCCAACTTATACATTGAATCACCCCTTTACTTTATTCTAAATCCGTCTAGTTCAAAAGATTTTTTCATATCTTTTAAGAATGACTGAAACTCTTCAGCCCACTCTATTGTTTTGAACTTAGCTTCAGAACCCTGTATCTCAGTTCTGCCAGCTCGCCATCCATATTCTATTATTTCGCTTAAGTAGTATCTGTCCTCATGCTGATTCCATCCGCCATTTTCGCCCAATGTCATTTTTGCTGGGTCGAAATAAACATCTACCTCCCAAGCCCCATTAACATATGTTAAATTCCCCACGGTTATCGAATTTAAAAATTCATAAGTTCTTTGATAAGAACTTAGAGAAGCTCTTGCGGAAGTTTGAGAATACCATTCATTAGTAAAATATCTTAATTTTTCGGCGGCTTTTTTACTAAATTCATCTAATGCTGATATTTGTGACTTTTCAATATCATTCATAGCCTGTAAAATAAAAGAACTGACACTGTTAACCCTTTTGACCATAGCCAATTACATCACCCTCTATTTTTAAACTCCAGCATATTCTTGATATTTTCATCTGCCATCAATTCATTAGCTTGTTTTCGCATAGCCTCAATATCTTCTGGCGTTTTACTCATTGCATCACCAAGTAAATCCATTAATGGATTTTTCATTTGTTCTTTTGTATTATTGATTAGCACAAACTTCTCTACCAATTCTTTTATTTCTAAAATTTCTTTACCTAATTTTAAATTTATTTCATCCATCGCCCCAGACACACACAGTGTATCATAAAATCCCGTAGCATCTAAATCCTCTATATTTTTAGGAAATTCTAATTCATCACAGTATTCTTTTAAAATCATTATAGGCATCAAGAATGTCCCGTTAATATAATCAAATATTCCATCACTGTAAAGCATATTGAATAACCTATTTGCAAGTCCAATTTTCTGCTCTATGGGAATGTACCTTTTAACTCTAATTGAAAGAGAAGCTATTTCAATTAATTCTCCTCCATAAATTACATCTTCAAAATTTTTAACAAATTCGTTAATATTCATAATATTACCCCTTTCTTGGCTTGCACTTCTCGCAAGTAAATCTCTTTGTTGTGCTTTTATTATATACAGAATTTTTTACTCTAACTTTTATACCACATTTAAAACACTCTACTTCAACACTATTTAATTTGCCTGAATAAGCATAATTGCATTCATAAGAACAAAAATGATTCTTAGAGTTCTTATGCTTCGATACCAGTTGTTCTTTTTCTTTCCCACAATACTCGCAATTAAAAGTTATATAGTTTGAATCATCTCGTTTTCTTCTGCTTTTTATGACATCCAAATTAGTTATACTAGTTATAAAATCTTTATCCATTTCCATATATGGAAATTCTATGTTGTCATTGACTTTAAGCCTGCCATCATGTATAATATAATTAAAAGAGTGGTAATTTTCAAGAAATCCATTCTTTATGTATCTTTTAACCAATTCAATGCAAGCGTCTAAATTATTCATAATATCATTTTCCCATAAATACAGTATTTCCATATTGTGATTATTTAATAAATAATTGTGTTTTGCCTTATCTCTGTATATTCTATCAACCTGATGTTTATAATTTAATTCAGAATACATCTTATGATTGGCGTGCCAATAATCACCCATCACCTCTACGGGTATATTATAATCTGTTAAAAATAAATCTATTGCATAGTATTTAAAATTAACCTCTGAATCGCTGTTTATTTTCAAAGCATCTAGATTCTCCCTAACTATTTTATGGGGAGTGGTGTCAATGGTGGGTATGCTACCATTACACAAGGCGTTAGTTGCTATGATACTCCTAGATAATTTCCACTCATCTGTTTGAGACCGACTTTTTAACCATATGTTAAAACATTCTCTGTTACAAAAATTATAACCATTTTCACTTATTTTTGATGGCTTTTTATAATGCAATTCCCCACACGTATGACACTCAACCTGTTTTTGAGTGAATAATGGATTGTCCACTCCTGTCCTTACATTTTTCTTATTCCATTTTTTAAAGCATTCCTCTGAGCAACATTTGCTTCCTTTTTTATGCTGAGACAATACGATATCATATAATTCACCGCATTCTTCACAGTACCGTTTAACTCTATTTGTAGTTGTCTTAATTTCCCATTCAAAATCCGTAGTTCCGTTAGTCCCGTATGGTATCTGCTCTATTCCGCAAACCTTGCAAATATAAGATACCGAAGACTCTCCAAATACAGACTTAATCATGCTAATACTCGGCATACCATTTGCCATTGTAAAATCTCTCGATGCTGGACTTCTACCATTGTCTTTATAAAACGCTTGAACTGCATCTACTATCTCTTCTCTGCTCCATTTTTTATACTGATTCATAAATACCCACTTTCTCTTCCATAAGAAATGGGTGTGGCAAGGATGGAAGTTTAAGCCAAACCACACCCGAATTTATATAAATCTACGTCTAGATTTATGGTTTTCTTATATTATATTATTATAACTTACAATATATTATTCAAAAATACACGATAAAATTCGTGTTTCATTCAGTATCTTCTTCTAATTCTATTCCAAAACCAAACATACTTAGTTTTTGCTCGCCACTTTTATCTTTTAAGTACGATGCCGTAGTGGATGAATCCCCATGATTTGCATGAAGCTGTAATTCTTCCAAACTCAAACCTTCTGGTCTGCCAACCTCTTTTAAAGCGTAATGAGTATGAACTGCTTGGGATAGATTTTCTAAACAACTATGTCTCATAGAGTGAACATTACCTTCTGGTTGCCCCATCTCTTTTGCAAAATTCTTAAACCAACCATATATAGCCTCGCCAGTTATAGGTCTCAAAGCATCGCCATTCCCAATAGTAAACATAAAATCTAAATCGTCCTCGCCACGCTCTTTTAAATATAATTCAGCAGCCTCTTTGGTCTTGCTAAAATATACTAACTGAAATTCTTTCCCTCGTTTGCCAATTACAGAACTGCTTGCGTTTACGTTTTTATTATAGAATCCAAACTTTTTAACTTGTAATAGTTCGTTCTTTCTTCCGGCGCTGTCATATGCCAACATTAGCAAGCAAGCCTTTTGATATTCTTCTTTCTCCATAAGAGAATCGTATAATTTGCAAATATCTTCGTCGGTATAAAATATAATATCTCGAACCTTCTCTTTACCAAGACCCTTAACTTTTCCTGCGGTATTTGTATTATAGTCCTCATAATCCTCATCATCATCTTCACAATATGCTAACATGCTTCTAGACGCAGACATTAGCCTATTGACTCTTGCGTTTGAATGTTCGCATGAGTTTTTAAAATAAAGGCTTAACTTTCGCCAATCCTTTTTATTTAATTCTAATATAGATTTATTACCAAACATTTCCATAATCTTAATCATGACTATTCGCCAATCATTTTTATACTGTTTGATAGTAGAATCTTTCATTTGTCTTTGCTGACACTCTTGTAAATAATCATCCATTATTGCCTTATTGACTATATTTACTTCTTCCCATTTTTCTGGGGTGAAAAAATTATTATATACATGTTCTGCCATTCAAAGCCACCCCTTTACAATTCATAACGTTGCCACTTCTTCATCATTTCTATAAAGTCTTCATCTTTACAGAACTCAACATAAAATACATTGTTTGAAGTTCTTCCAACCCTTATATTTAACCCCATGCTAATTAAAAAAGCATTGGCCTGTTCTAAGTTTTTAATACGCTGTCTATCTTCATTCATGTCATATATCCACCACTTTCGTTTATACTAAAAAAATAGGACACTACAATATTGACTACAATTGTAGTAAACCATAGCATCCCATTCTTTATTTAAAATAAATCCTTAAATCCAAAAACATAATCAGATATTGTGCCACCAGGAGCGCCAGACCTCATTCTAAAAACGAGAGTTTCTCCACGTCTTAATAGTACGCTTATATTATCTAAATCCGTCGCACGGTATACTTGCTCCTTAAATATTACAGTTTGTACTCCAGTTCCACTGCCAGTATTTAAATTAAACACAGTATTGGTAGAAAACTCTAGTGGACTATTATCAGAAATAGAAGTCCACGTTCCGTCGGTTATTACTGTGGGATTTTTTACTACAGAAAAACTAACAGTTCTATTACTTCCCTCTGTGGAGATTCCCACATTATCCAAAAGACTGGATATTTTATTTACCCTATCTCCTAAAATTTCCTTGCCTCTTATTGCAATAATCAAAGCATCGGTCGATGTAATTGGAACATTCGCAGCTCTAGCGCTCCCAACAGATGAATAACTGAAAGTGCTATCTGTTTTACCACCATTAAAAATACCAGCATCCACAGACCCACTATGTATGCTTATAGGTACTCCTGCGCCAGTGTTATCAATCTCAAATCTTATTGGAAGATACGGAAAGGATATATGCGTTTCTATGTTAGAATTAGGATATCTTATTTTATGGAATTCAACCCATTCATCATCGTCCTTTTTAACCAAAAATGATATAGGAGCAAATCCTAAATATCCGAACATAATTGCAAATAATTGTCCTTTATCCCAATTTATTGTATATCCACTTTTACCATTTCCATCTAGCTTGTCATCAAAATCGTCTATGCTTATGATATAATCATCCGCATCTATGCCATTATACCTTCTTCTTAATAATGATGGAACTCCATCCTGCATACCTATGGCAAAGCCATCCTCGTCATCGAATAATCCACACCAAGCATTTGCCCCGTCAACACCATATGGAAGTCCAGATACGGTGAAGTATAAATAGGCCATTGAACCTGGTATATACCTTACACATTGCAAACTTTGAACATAGGCTGTACCATCGCCAGAACCAGTATTCCTTATTTTTAACAATGAATCTTCAGTAGCAATTTCACCAGTTCCAGTCGTCCCACTTAAAACTCCGGTTCCAGGCAATCCATATGCAAATTGTTCTGAAATCTGTGTGTCCTTTTGGCTGGTTACAACTTGACCAAACGTAGTTACAAATGAATTTCTATTTCCAATATCTGTGCCACTTGCCCTAAGTTGCCCATGTGCATCTGTTTTTAATATTCTAGAAAATCCCTCGTTCGTAATTCCGGCTATTTGAGCATAATAATCTATTAGTTCATTATTTCCACTAAACAAGAATTCCACCACCTTTCAACTTGATATTAACATATTACAAAACATCACAAGACTCTGTGATGCTCTGCGTATATCAATATTAAGCTATTACTTCAACATCAATAGTATCTGTATAAGTACTAGTACCAACTACTAATTCACAAGTGATTGTACAAACGCCTATTCCAACAGATTCAATTAATCCACCGGCAGTTACAGTCGCTACTAATTCGTCATCAGAAGTAAATGTAACACCTTCTGGGTTTTGAATGTTGGTTTGACCATTTCCACGAATACCAATAGTTGTAATTTGTTGGTCTTCACCTTCGCTTAGGTCTAATCCTACTGAGTCCGGAATTGCAAATAGATTGACAATATCTGCATATTGAGCATCCAAAGTTTTATCTATAATAAGCTCTGCGTAAATGTTCTTTCCATTTGTAGGGTCTTTATATGCCAACGCCTTACCCGCCATGGTTGATGTTAGAGGAGTACTCATATCAAATGTCATTTCCATGTTCCCTGTTACTTTCCATTGAGGAATAACCGTGATAAGTTCTCCCACAGGGCTGCCCTGTCCTTTTTCATCCGAAAATATCTTATTTCTGATTAAGAGCTTAAATGTCCCGGCGTATTTATCGGCTTCGATTTGAAGTCTGTCAACCGACTTATTAGTTCTATATTTTACATTTACAACCTCATCACCAGCACCAGTTACTGTGAAATTATTTCCGCTAGGAGACACTGTTTGGATTGAGCCGCTAGCTCTAACCACAAACAAATCACCTTCAGGAGTACCGCCTGTCACTGTTCCAGCATCAGCAGTTAATGTAACTATTTCGCTTACATAAGAGTCTACTAATTCATTTATAAATGTAGAACCGTTGTTGAATGCCACAAATTCAGGAATCCATCTAGCATCATTCAGGGTGGCCTCTAGAGTTTTTTCCAAACTATACTCAAAAACAAGCTGAGCTAGTTCTCCAGCCCTTATCTCTTGTGTATTTACTGACTGTGTAATTGTATTACTTGTTTCGGTATCCGATGTTAAAACTAGTACGTCGTCTTGATATAATTCAGCAGTACCAACTGTTAATATAAATTCTTTCATATTTTAGCACCTTCCTTTTAATTGATTTTGTTAGCAATGTCATCTACTCCGCAGAACATTCCCCCATACGGGTTGTTATCTACGTGTTTAATCCAATATTCGCTCTCTTTGCCAGATTTTAACATTGGATAAGTATATACCTCAAAGTTCTTTAATAGTTGATATCTTTGCAAATCTGTGTACAACTGATGTACAGTTAGATTATATATTTCCTCGTAGGGCAATTTCATTGCTACCCTATAAGAAACTATCAACTCTTCAACTGTAGGGGGATTCTTTTGTTTTAGTTTTACAAACCTAGAAAACTCTTTTGCGAAGTCTTCAGACATAAAATCGTCGTGCGTGATTTTATTTTGCTTAAATATTATCTCTCTTATTTCGTCAAACCCTTTTGATGTAAAAGACTTACCATTTATTTCTATTTTAATATCCTTCTTGTGTGGAACAAATTTATAAGAAGTGTTCTCTCCCAAACACAATCTAAATATAGAATTAAGTTTTTCAGTCTTTCTTTTTACATCTAGTTTCCCAGCTATATACATCTTAGATTCTATGTCTAAATTGAAATAGAGGTACTTCAAATATGACATTTTTATTATGCCAGTATCGTTTGACCAATTTTTCATCTCTGTTAAAACATCAATAGACGAATTAAACTCTCGCATATCTTTTACTCTAACTGGAAACAGCTTAAGGCTCTTATATACTTGTGGATGTCCGAATATATTTTCATATTCATCGAACTCGAAACTCATAATTAATCACCTGCAATTTCCATTTTTAGTCTATATCCTTGAAAATTATCATTAAATGATAGCAAGGGAACTTCCCTATTTTCGATTGGTGTTAAAACACCTATCCCACCCTTTATAGTATTACCATTTAATTCAATCATTAGAATTTGTAAAATCTTAACTAGCCTATCGCTATCTCTTCCGTCTGCGTCTTTTATTGTTATTAACTTATTATGACACACTACATCCACACCAACATATTGAGCAACCAAAACATTATTTCTAGGTCTAAATCCACAATTATATATTCTAAGCTGAGTTTCTTCTGAATCTATTACGAAATCATTAAAAGCCGTAAAATATATCCTTCTACTGGAATTGCCAATATCTTGATTTAGTATTGCTTTTTTGTCAGCGATAGTTATTGTTTTTAATGGGTCATATGGATTGTCGTTATATTTCAACAGTCTAAACAACTCATCATTTCTTATTAACTTTTCAACAATACCAGAAGGAAGTAGGTCTACACCCTCTAACGAATAATGATAATTATTATCTGCACTAGCCATTAGATACCCCCTACCAGAATCCAACTAAGTCATAAGTTACCTGTTTTGTTAGTCCACCAACCTCTGCTATATTAACAGTCACTTTCTTACCCTCATTAATACACTCTATCTTGTAAGAATTACCATCAACTACAGTAAATTTATAATCTGAACCACTTGCTGTAGTAGAGCCATCTATCGTAAATGTAAAACTAGACGCTAACAAAACTCCATTATCATATTTATCCCAAGTATAAATCTCTTCAAACGTTTTTGTTATTTCTAACGTAGAATTATCTACTTTAAGGTACTCATTACTAGATGGAACAGCAACTACATATAATATTAATTCATCCGAAACATCTTTATTCTTAGCCATACTAACATCAATAGTTGCAATACCTTCTGCAACAGCGGTAACTAGTCCATTAGAGTCTACTGTCAAAACATCTTCATCGCTAGAAGTGAAAACAACATCTTGATTTACTTGTTGACTATCTTTGTCTAATATGCTATACTTAATTTGCAAGGAGTTAGAAACAGCCAACTCACTGTCACTATTAAGCACAGTTAATGAAAACCTTGGTCTGTCAACGTAATTTGCTATGCCTAATTCCAAATTATCCACTTCTGGATTGACTTGATACCTCTCAAGCCTAAGCCCTATTAACTCACATGATTCGGAGTCATCTTGATGTACTATTCTGTATTTTGTACGCATTTCTGGTCTGCCAAATATAAACTCTTGACCATCTTGTAAAAACTTGGTATAATCATTTAATTGGACAAATGAATCACGTTGCCCACTAGCTAACTCCATATATTTATTTCCGGCAAGCAACATTCTAGCATCAGAGGATATTAATGGAATTGGAATTTCTCTATAAACGCCATATTCATCATACCATTTTAATTCTTCATTACACTTAGTGGCAATAACGCTCGATGTAGGCATACCAGATAAATCTCCATTAACTACCAACCAATAAGAATCAAAGAATTGATATAAAAGACCCATTTTATCGTCTACTAATTCACCGTAGGTGATTTTTCGCCAATCGTCGCCTTGTTTGCCACCAGTTTTTGGGTCTATAACCCTAGTTAATCTAACATCAACCTCTTCGTATAATCCACTTCCACGAGAAGTTTCTTCTAATACCGTGTCCACAGATGTGGAATTTGCAAAGTCAGATTTAACTAAGCTGCTCATTTCGCTCAAATACTCTTCTTTGGGAGATTTTGCTAAATTATCTACGTAAGCATCATAAAAACTTAAAGCCACAATACCACCTACAATCCGAAGTTGCCATTAGCCCATGCAGACCAATCAACTTGTTTTAACTCATATGAAACCATATCCTGTGCCACAACTTCTCTTAGATGAGCAAGATAGTTCTGCTTTTCTTTTAAATTATTAGACTCAGCATATCGTTTGAAATCAGTATCATTCAAATGCAAATTGAACTGTGTTACGTTTTGCACTTCTCGTTCAAACCACGTAATTATAGTTAATTCAGCTAATATATTTTTTTCTATTCCAGATAATGTATTATTAAATTTTTTTAGAGTATCATCTCTATCATCCAAGTTGGTTGAGCAATTTGTAAACTTGGGGATAGCTCTGATTAAAAATCCTTCCATATACGTCCCAAAATCTGTTGGGCTTAAAGTATATAATTCATCCAACTTATAGTCACGAATCGTGACGAGGGCTAAATCATATATCTCATCATACAATGTTGCCATGAAGCCACCTCCCCAAACCTACAATACTACCTATTTAAAAGATTTTGCCTCTGAAATCATATTCATTAAATCTTTGCCATATAGCTCTGAAATCTTATTAATTTCATTATAATCAATATTACCACCAGCTACAGCGCCTTTTATGATTAAATTAACTATCTGGTCTTGCTGTTTTTTGCTAGCCAAAGAGAATACCTCTGAGATATTTACTCCGTCGCCTTTAACGATGGCGTTGATGGCGTCTTCGTCTAAGATATTCTTGTAGAACTCATCTAACATCAAATCTCTTACAGCTTTTTCATTTTGAATATAGAATAAGCCATTTTCTGCCATTTTTCTATTATTATTTACAATATTTTCTAAATTCTCATAGGTTATATTTTTGGTTTGACCAAATCCCATAAATGTAAATACAGTTCCACGACCACTGCCTTTAGTTGATAAGTTTAATTTACCATTGGTTAATGACGTAACTCTCACGTATTCATTTGAAGCAATAGGCATTATTGTATTTGATTGAACCTCTGATGCTATTTCCCTTGGTTCAACCTTGGGTTGCTCCATTAACTTCTTCATCATAGCTTCTAACTCATCCATTTTATTCTCTAAGCTATTTTTTTGCTTTTCTAGTTCTTTGTTTTTCTTAGCTAAAGCCAGATTTTCGGCTTCAATTTCAGATTTTAGTTTTGCCATTTCAAAATCAATCCTTTCAAAAGTTTTATAATAGAGAGGGCAAGATTCTACCCTCTCTTGAAGTAATTAAATTAAGATAATTCGATAAGACCTGCAATAGAAGAAGTCGCAACGGCAAAGCCCCAACGCTTATTCATAGTTACATTCTCAGTAAGATTTGCAGTACTTTGATGTCCTTCAACCACAGACATAGTAGCACCTTCTAATGCGCCTTTGATTAACTTGTCGCCAGATGGAGATACAATATAAATATTGTTGTCATCTAAAGCTAATTGGAAATCAGTAGTTGCATCTGCCACTTGTGGAAGAGCCATTACATCAAATCCGTGGAAGTTCTTAACGTATCCAATTTTTACAAAGTCAGATTGAATGTCGTAACGATAGTTACTATCTGCTGGAAGAATCTTAGATACTGCCAAATGAGTACCAACGATAACCGCTTTTCTTCCGCCATTAAATGCAGTAACTTTTTGACATAATTCAACTAGGTCGTCTTGAGTATATCCAACAACTCTAAGAGCCGCATCTCCAGTATTAGGAAGTGCTTCCATAGCTGTGTTAAATGCGCTATAAGCGTCGATAGTCATTTGTGTTTCCATAGAAGCAGCAGCTTTCATTGCAAATTCAGCCATATCTTCTAAGCCAGCCAAAACTTTGTAAAGAGAAGTTTGGACTGTGATTAAACGATTCTCAGGAATAATTGTAACTTGACCTTTGAATTGTTTGTGAATCTCGCCGTGACGCTTACCATTGCCATATTTAGAAACTACAAATAAGTCCCTAGCTCCGATATCAAATGCAAAACTATCTCCGTATCCGCCAACACGTAAATCAGTGTAAAGACCGATAGAATCAAGAATTGTATCTGGAAGAACAGCGTCAACCATAGCGCCAACAACTGCAAAAGCAGCCCATTGATACATTGGATTACTAGCCATTACTTCTGCTGGAATTCCCTCTACAGAACCTACGCCAGAAAGTCTAGCAATTTCCGCACGAGTTGCGAAGTCCAATTTTTCTTTCTTTTCTTCTAAAGACAGAGCTGAGTCAAAGTGACCAACTTTGTTCAATTTATGATTGTAATAATCTTTGAATTGCTTGTACGCTTTTAAAGACTCATCAGTCTTAGCAAATGTGATTATATTTTGTGGTAATCTCATAGTTTTAATCCTCCTTATTTTGTATTAGTTAGGCAACTGCTACGACTTCAAATTTATAAGCCGTTACTTTATTGCTACCGATTGCTCCAGTTCCAATTGACATAGTTGTTTCTTCTATTAACTCAAGAGATACACCAGAAACAGCCGCAGCCGCCCATTGTAATTTAAGTTCTGCATTAGTAGCAACTACAAATGTGTTAGTAGACTTGGTTCCGCCAACAGCATCGACAGACATAAGTACAATGTCGCCAAGCTGTGGTTTGAATACGTCAAACACATCGCCAGCAGTATTTACAAAATTACGAGGGTCTACGTCAATACCCTTGTATTTTCCGTCGGTTACTACAACTTCTGGGCTACAAGCCATCCATAGATTAGAAAGATTTCCAGTAGTAGGAGCTTCCGCTGCCCATACTTCGCTTTCACCTGCAGTTGTTGAATAACCTGTTAAATTTAATACACTACCATTTTGAACGTCAACTGCTGCTACTGCCGCTCTATTTAATGCGTCGATATCTTTTGCTTGTACTGCACTTTGAATTAAAATTCCGTTTGCCATAATATTATTTCCTCCTTATTTTTAATAAACAGTATAGTTGATTACGTCATTTTCTGTGACAACGTAGTCAGTTCCGTTTGTTGCTATTGCTAAATCCCCATCGGTTGCTTGAACATCATAACTACCAAGCAAAATATTCGCACGATATACTTGAACAATAAAACCAGTTATTGCATCTAAGCCAGTTGCGATAACTGCCTCTCCTGCTGTTTCTTGTGCTGCACTTACTACAACTGAGCCATTCTTTACTCCCTGCAACCCTTTAACTACAGTTCCCAAGGAATGTCTTTTTGCGGAAATACACATATTGTTCAAAGCATCTTCTAAGTTAGTTGTTATAGCCAAAACAAATACGCCCCCTTGTCAATTAATCCCAAAGTCCGTTAGACTTTTGTTTTGTTTCGGTAGGAATATCTATTCGGATATGTTTCTTTTCAGATTTTCCGCCCTTAGTGTATGTGTAAGCTTTCGCATGGACTTGATTTTTCCAATCTTGAATATTTTCGATTGTATAATTCTTTGCTTCCGCTCTAAATTTTTCAACTTCTTCTTTAGGCATATCGTCAACCACTTCCGCAAAAGTAGACTCCACTTCTGCTTCAAAAAGACTAGTATCGTAATTAGCTTTAAATTCACGTAAAGATTCTAATTCATCAGAGTAAGTTTTTAACTCACCCTCTAAATTAACAATTTTTTCTTCCAATGCAGAAAACTCTTTTACCTTTTCTTCTAACTCTTCATACTTAGCAACTTCTACTTCCATCATAGCCGGAGCGTTTTCCTCTTTTGCAATTTCCCTTTGTTCTTCTGCCACATCTTCTTGCATTTTTTCTTGAGCGACGGCTTCCACGTTAGCATCGGCAGTCATTTTTTCCTCTACTGCTTCAACCTCAACTTCTTCTTCCATTTTCTTTTCACCGCACTCCATCTCTTCCATCTTTTCTTCCATTCTTTCACCGTCCTTCTCTTGAAATTTTTTATACAATTTGTCAGCTATTCTATCTACAAAATCATCTGATAGAATTTTGGAATCAGCATCAAACGATACACGCTTCTCTATCTCATCTTTAACCACTTCAAATGTCAGCACTTCTACTTTTGCGTTTGGAACTGCTGGGTTTCTATCTGAACCAATTAAAGTAATTCCTTTGAATACAAACGCAAGTATAGATTCGTCTGTTTCATCTTGCTCCACTACATATATTTCCATGCTAAGACCTTTTAACATGTCACGAATTAGCACGCCAGTAACTTCTTGGCTATAACCCATCCAAATATTACCTATAGCACAAAGCCAACGCTTTCCGTCAATTTCCTCTACAAAAATACTTTCTGGAGTTAATATGACGCCAATCGGCACTTCATCAACTTCGTGACCCATTAAATCTTTAGTCCATCGGTTATATTTCGCAACGATAGGCTTGCCAACTAGTGTAGGCATAGCTTTCTCAATTGCACTCCAAGGTATTGGCAAATTATGTCTATTATTTCCCTCGGAAACTATTTGTAATTTAACCGTCATAATGTCTGAGTCAGCCATCTCAACTAAGTCATACTTTTCTATTTCAAAGTTTAAAACCTTATTAGCCATTTTTACACACCCTCTCTACTATTTTCAAATAAAAAGGGGCTTTTTCAAAATAACCTATCAGCTCGCCACTTTTGACAAATTTATAATCAGTTCCGTTTACGGAAATTGGTATTAACCCATTCTTCATTAAGTAATTAGCCATAGGTTTCTTACACGTAAATATATTAATTAGTTTATCAGAATTAATTACATACATATAATCACCTCGCATCCTTACTGGCCAAACCATTATCCGTTAATTCAGTGGCATCCTTTTCTTGACCGCCACCTTGCTTTCCACTACTTTGAGTGTAAACATTTATCATACTCATTAATTTGCTTGTAAATTCAGAAGATGAAGCCATATCCATCTGACATTCCATTTCCTTCATAGACATGCCAACTGATGCCGCTATTTTTTGTGGCAATACTATACCCTTATCAGCCAAAGCCATAGCTTGCTCGAATCGCTTCTTCTTATTATCAGGTAATTTTGTGCCCTCTAATTTAAACCTAAATTTATAAGTAGTCGTTAATTTATTGATATGATACTCTAAGAAATCCTCAAAATATGGATATATATATGCCGCCATAATTTCATCTACGGCAACAGATAACTGAGTTTCCAAAGATGTTTGTTTATCGCCAGAATATATTAACCTACCACCAGATACCGCAGTTGAAGCTGTGGTCTTGGTATAAGTATTCAATATATCTTTGTCAGTAGAATCAAAATCTATAGATTTAACATCTTCAAACGGAGCACCACTAATCTTTATGGCATCGTCTAGCCCTTGTCTCATTAATCCCAAGAATTTACCCATTGTTTCGGGTGATACCGCAAGAGCATCTTTTACGCTACCAGATTTAGTCTCTTTTAGTAACGGAATTAAACCTATAACTAATCTTTGAGCCTGTAATACGTACACATTCTTTTGCAAATTACGTATCAACGGACGTAAGGATACATCGCTAAGTAGTGGTGTTAAATATGGAATCATAAGCGTATTGTCTGGATTGAATTTCCATGCCCAAAAATTATCCTCTGGGTCTGTTTGAACCCAATACGCGAAACCGGTATTTCTTCCGCCAACAGGTTTACTCGGATTATATTGTCGTTGGTCTTTCCAACTATTATACATCTCCTTGAATATATCTGGATACATCCTCAAATCTACTGATGGTTGTGAAAACCAATACATATCAAAATCAAATAAGAATCCATATTCCCATCGACCAGTTATTTTGCAATAATCAATAGGTAGCTCTTGTAGAACATATTTGTCCCCATCGGTTCTAAGTACTGAAAAGAACCCCTCTTGCGACATCATTTGACGACTTGCTCTAGCAAATTCCTTTTTATGATTAAATTTCTCTAAAAAGTCATTTAGTTTTGCAATGTCTTTTTTGTAAGTCGTCTTTTTCATATCTTCAGCACTTGCATTTATTGGATAATAGGTCAAGTCATAGGAAAGCATATTCCCCATATAATCTTTTGCGCGCTTATATACCATGTCTATTAATTCAAAATATTGGCTATATCCTCTAAAATTCTTTTCATTTTCTTTGGGATTCTTAAATGCCTCTTCTATCTTAGACTGGTCTGCCATCAATGGATTAACATTTATATCTTTTAGAGATGAATTAATCATGTCTGGGGAAAAATAATTCCCATAATGCGGAGATATATTTCTTGCAAATTCAAGAACATCCCACACTTCTTGTTCACTTAGTTCTTTTTTCGCCATACGTCACCTCCAAATTTCTATAAATATTGTGATAAATAATCAATATCTGACTGGTCGTCTTTTTCGATTAAAGTATCTTCAAACTCTTTTATATACCATAAGATATAGGATAATGAAGAATATCTATCTTTATTTATTTTCCTTACCATTTGCTTTATTCTTTTCCCCTCAAGGAATTGAAGGTTTACTATTTCCTCTATCAAAAAGTCAGTTTGAACATACGGCAATATCTTTTCTTCGTAATGCTTCTTATCATCTATGTCATAATCAGCATAACTTCTTTTCTCTAAGATACGAAGTTTGCCACCGTCAACATAATCTATAAAATTTACAATTATATTAGCATTTATGCCCTGAGATTTTAAATCATATAAACAATCTTCATAATCCTTATCATCCGGTGAAGAGTCAGTATTTATCGTATTCCACGCTTTTAATCTTTCCCCTGTGTGTGGGTCTTTTTGGGACTGAAGTAGCGTATCTAGTAGCCCTACGCCTAATCCATTACCATCGACTACAACTATCTTTGCGTTATATTTATTCCTTAATCTTTTAATTTCTATCGCCTGGTCATTAAAGTTTTTAGTATTAGATATATTTACTAAATTAACCAAGTTCGCATACTTCACCTTGCCCGTAGAATATCTTTCAACCTCTATAATAGATACTGAACTTTGGTTATTTGCGCTTGTTTGTGACCTAGCAACGTCGACGCCCATATAATATTCAAGCCCTTTTCTAGGCTCAAAAACTGGCTCGGTAAGCGTTCTGGTCTTCATAAGACTCTGAATATCTACAAGAGAGTTTTCTACACTTCCAACCCATTTGGACTCATAGTTTTGAGCAAATGCAACCGCCGAAGTATTCTTTTTCTTTTTATATATCTGCTTCTTATTTGAACCCCTACCATTCCAGCATCCAAGCATCCAGTTAGAGCCTAGCACCATTTCTCCGCTAAGATTTATCATGCCCTTGCACATCTTTTGATTTCTAGAGTGCTCATCTGTACCCTTGAACCCAGAGGTGGTAAAAAAGTTTATCTGTTGATTCAACTCTTCTGGGTTTACTATTGCAAGCTCGCCAGAAGTAGTTCTACCTATTTCGACAATTGGCTCTAATGCGTCCTCAAACAAGTCGTTATTTAATAGCGCACTTTCTTCTATTTGGATACGTCTAGCTCTTTGACCTTTTGATGTTTGAGAGTTAGCTAGAATTCTAATTAAAGACCCATTTAAGAACATAACCTCGGCACTGTCCTTACTAAATTTCGGTCTATATATCTCATTTTCAAACCAAGGATAATATTTAATTATCTCGGAGTGTTTACTCTTTAATAATGAAGCAGCATTAGATAATGTTTGTGCAGTCAAAGCTTGTTCCATATTTGGGAACAGCACAGAAACTACATACATTGCTAAAACCTCGTTAAAAGTTTTGCCCCATCCCCTTGGGAAGACACCATAAAGACTCACAAATCTAACTATTGACCGCAAGAATATTCTTTGGTCTGAATGTAGTTTTAACCCGCCAGTCTTAGGTTTAATTAAGTCCAACCAAAGGTCTGGATAAAATCTAGCCCAAGATAAAAACTCAATATACTTTTCCATGCTATCTTCTAGCCTACTAGAATCTCCCTCGCCCATTGCGCTAACCGTTGGATTAAATTCGGGGTCGTGAGCGCTTCTATTTAGCTGTTCTGTATATTTTGCATTTTTGCTTTGAAAATTTGAATATGAAGCCATTATTTTTCACCATCCTCAACAGGTGGCTTTATGAATTCCTTTATTACATCCCTATTATTTTTGGTTGTATCTTCCGAAAATATACCAGTTGGGTCTCCATATTGACGTATATATTCCTCAACTTTTCTATCATAGAACTTATAAACTTCTTCGTAGTCAACTTCTGGAAGGCCGTTTAGGTTGCGTTCATAATTTACGTAGCACCATATTGTAAAATCAAGAGCATCGTTTGGTCTATATTTAAATTTGGGCAATATTCTAACAACGTCGGTAGCCCGTTCTATCGCTAAAGACAATTCGGAGAAACTATTTAATCCTTCTGTTAAATCCGCTTTGGATAATTGACTAGGATTTATTTTGGCGGCAGTAGCAGCCTTATTCGCCAAGTCATTATATATCTTTGCCGAAGCTGTATCAAGGTCTTCATTCGCCTTTTCTTCCAACACAGAATACCTTATGTATCGAAGCAATGCCTCGGTATGCATGTTTGTTGATTCCCTATAGTTATTCTTTAGAAATAAATATTTTTCCTCAAACCTAACTAATACTGAATAATCATAATCTCCCCATTTAGACTTAAGTTTTGCGCCGTCATGCCTAGTAATAGAGCCATCCTCATCGTCTTTAACACGTTCTGATTCTAACCAAAATTGTGGAATTCTAAATGAATCTGAAACTCCATTTTTATCTCCAAATGAGTTTAATTGTCTCAAATACATTTTTAATGGATGAACGCTAGTATTTAATGATGCCGTCATCATAGGCTCACTAAAAGGTATGTCAAACTTAGCGCATACTTGTATAAATACCTCTCGTTCTATATCTGTGAATCTTGCATAGTAATCATAAGTTTCAACCATACAATCTTTGCACCAAGGATATAAGGCTCTGCCATCATCACTCACATTACCTTTAAAAATACTAGATTTAGCCAAATAGTATTCACTAGAAGCTTTTCTTTTCCCACACATTACGCATCTATGTTTAGTTATTGCCATGTTGTTCACTCCTTCAAATTATATTTGTTCAAATTGTAAAATAGGGCTTTGGGGAATCGAACCCCAAATACACCATACCCTAGTTAAAATAATACTTCTTTATCTTTTCGTTAAAAATTATTTTTACGCCACCAAGCATACATCCGTCTTCATATTCGTCATTTGGTCGTAGCATTTTATATATACTCTCAAAATAACTAGGATTAACATTTGCTTTATCCGCCTTTGCTTTTAGCATATTGCGAATAAACAGATTCGCTTCTCTTTGCTCACTGGTCAATGGAATTACGTCTTTCAAAATATTCATTCCCCTCAGAGATTTAGTTTAATGTCAATAACGTCTTCATCATCAAAAACTATTAAAGATTGTGCTGGCTTCGAAAAATACCTTTTTGTTTTAGCGTATTCGTCAACTCCAACTAAAGACCCATTAACAAATATGGTAGCATTTCCATCCGTCTTTGTAACTTTTGAATGGTAGTGTCCCATAAATATAAAATCTGGAATTATCCTAGTTGCCTGTATCATGTTATCTAACACAGATGCAACATTATCATTATGACCATGAACTGCAATGCAATTCTTACCATTGATTTCAAAAAGACTTATTTCTTCATCTATTTTATTATCAATGTATTCAGCCTTGATTATTCCATCATCTATTTTATCGCAAATATACCAATCCACTAATTTATTAAAAGATTCTTTTTCTATGTGCTCTTTATAAACCTTGTTTAATCGGTCATGATTTCCAACAACAGAAATATACTTTATATCTAGACCAAAATCAGATAATTCTATTAACAGATTTTTCATGGTTTTAGCCACATACATAACTTGGTCTAGTGTATCCATTTCTTCTGCAAGTCTTGTGGTTGCATGGATAGAACCACTTATTAAATCTCCTAGACTTACTACATATAGCGTTCTTATGTCTAATAGTTTGGCATTTTTAATAACCTTTTTTACAACTGACTTAATCCTACATTCAAAAACGTCTTTGTTGTAGGTATTCCAATAATTATTAATTTCTAAACCAACATGGAAGTCAGACAGCATTAATATCGACGATTTAGAGCCACTATGCTTTTCTTCGTACTTTTCAAATACAACTTCATCCGAATTCGCATAAGCATCTTTAAACATAGCCTTTATGTTATCAACCCTAGCTTCATTTCTAAGAGTTTTTCTATATTCTCTTAAAGCATCGCTAGTCTTAACCTGTTGTTTATATAAACCATCTTTTCTTTCATCAATATCGTCTAATTGACTCAATATACCATCATCTGTAATATATTCATCTTTTACGTGTTCCCACACTTTTAAAAAACTTTCATATATTTTTCTATGTCTAGACTCATCATAATCTAATTTTAACTCTTTATTACAAATATCTCCGGCTTGTCTAGTGGTTATGTTGCCAGTTTCTTTTAAATAAGAATATACTCTCCATATAAAATGCTCTTCCGTTTCGTCAACTTGTCTTTCAAAATTCAAAAACACACATCCTTTCAGATTATTCTACACATTTAATCGTAAAATTAACCTCAATCTGCTTTCCCATATTTTCAGTACAAAACGCTTGAACATCTTTCACAAATTGACTCAAGTCGGTATAATCGTTATCATCTTTTTTGATTGTTTCTATAACTTCATCGCCTATAGATATAAGCTCACCTTTTTGTTTATAACTTAATACATTTACTCTTTCTTTCATAATTTATCTCCTTTTCAAATTAACTACATCATATCTGCTAAATTCGCTATCTTGCTTCTATATATTGTTTTTAGTTCAACTTCGCCATATAAATCAGAACCTCTAAATACTTCAGACATTCTTTTCATTCCATTGTTTCCATTAGCATAAGCATCTTTATCAACCTGCGTTTCAGAATCACCATCAATTATAACTTCGCAATCTTCGCCAACCCTTTGCAAGCCGTTCTTCATTAATTCTATGTCTAAGTTCTGAGACTCTAATATATAGATTATTGCATTTTGACCAGTAGAATCATATCCCCTAATATCTGCAAATGGAAGTATTTCTATGTTGCCATCCTCTACGGCTCTCAATAAGCCCTCTTTACCACCAAATTTAGCTCCAAGCATTGTGCCGACATTAGTGTCAAGAATCTTTTCAAGACGACTGCCAGGGTAAAACCCAAGCTCCACAGAGTTTCTACTTGCTGCGGGGTTTACAAAAAATATTACCTTGTCACGCTTGCCAGATTGTAATTGATTAAAGCAATACGCCAATGAAAGAAAAGTCTTGCCAGAGCCAGCTCTCCCTTTGACTGTCTTTATTTGGTTTGAAAACAAATTATCTATAGCAATTGTTTGAACCATATCCTTGGCTCTAACTTTGCCAAAATGTTGACTATTTAAATTTTTAGGCTCTACTTTTAATAGTTTTCCACCTTTGTACTTAAATGCGTCAATATATTTACTATTCTCTAAATCCTTTATGATTAAGTATTCATTTTCCATTAATTCTAAATCTTCATATTCTTCTAATTCAATAGTACCACTATACATACTAGACAATAAAAAACTATCCATATCATCAGATAGGTCTAATTCTAATATTTGATACCCCTTATATTGAGAATCTGAATTTCTATTATCTTTTGACTCATATTTCTCAATCTCAATACCTTTGAATTTAGCCTTCATTTTCATAGCTAAATCTATTGTCAATATAGATGAATCATTTTCTTTGGCAATATTTAATATTAAATTATCATTTTTTAAAGACGCATCTTCTGTGTTGTCAAAAACTATATTCTTATGGTTTAAATGTTTGTTTATTTCTTTTATGCCTCTTCTAGCATAATACGCCTTAGTTGCATTATCCTTATGGTTTAAGTTGTCAAGCTCTTCCAATACGACCAATGGGATTATAACTTTGCATTCATTCAAATATTCACCTAATAAATGAGGCTCATTCATAAAAATATTGGTATCTATCGTAATTTTTTTCAAAAAGAGTTTCCTTCTTTCGTCTTATATTTTGTCAGTCCAAGTAAGTTATTAGTTTATCCATGATATTGTAATGCTTTTTACCATGCCCCATACGTAATGGAACTACTAAATATTGGTCACGCAATAAAGCCATTGCTTTGTCAAATGGTAAATTAGGATACATCTTTAAAGCTATTTCTCGCATATCATCTCTTTTAACAGTTTTCAAATTACATTCTTCCCTTCAAATTATAATATATCTGATAATTGTATATCTTTTCCAATTATTCCATCAATTACACCAAACCTGATAGCTTCTTCGGGGAACATATAAAACTCAGTTCGCTTGTTTGCCTCATAGACTTCTTCCGTTATTTCTGTATTTTCTAGTACAATATTCTTCATTCGCTCATGCAAACGTTCTACGTATTTGGCATAATCAAGAACCTTGTTTGTAGTGTCGAAATCTCCAAAATTACCATCGTGGAAAAGTATACTTGCGTTTGGCATTGAATACCTAAGATGACAGGCAGATAACATATAAGCACCCATACTATAGCATTTGGCCATATTGATTCCAATTATAGGAGTTGCAGAGTTTTGAATAATATCGATTAATCCAAGCCCATCAACTACACTTCCACCTACAGTAGAAAGTTTTAGTGTTATGGGTTTTGTATATTCAGATACTACAGCCTTATAATCAATGGTTTCTGGGTCTACGTACTTAGATATTTCAGTTAAAACAGCCTGAATTACCTCAGAATCTTCTCGATTCCACTTAAGGATATGCTCGCTTACAGTTTCTAAGATATCTTCGTTTATTTCTTTATTGATTGTCAGCACTCTTCCGGTTAAGTTTTCAACTTGAACCCACTCGTCCACTTCTCGCTTCGTGTGTAATACTGTTTTTTCGTCATAGAGTTCATTCATAGAAACTCTCCTTTTCATATATATTTGAATTTACAGAAGAATACTGTAATTATTCACAATTTAATCAAAGATTTTAAAATGCAAGTCTAATTTTTCTTTTCTAGTTTTTAATTTGCCACAAGGCGTTATCCTTATTTCCATTCTCGGATTGTCTTTATCATATCTAATATCACTTATTAGTACCGCAACATGATTATGGTTATCATCTACAAACATATTAGAGCCAACAAAAAGAGGGTCAAATAATAACTTCAACCCACCATAAGAATTGTCATAATCTGTATTTGCCTTTGTTTCTTGATACCAAACCACGTCTACAACACAATTTGTTAAATTTAAACCCTTGAGGTTGTATTTATCTACCAAAAAATTAGCAAAGTCAGCCCATTGATTCTTTAAGGTTGAATATTGCCTAGAGTTCATTGGTAAAAGTTCATTTAATGATAATGTTTTATATAGTTCTTTCGGATTCTTTCTTTTAGATTTCCAATTATTCATAAAGTAAGACTTTTTTCTACTTGGATATTTCTTAAAATATAGCTTATTATATTCTTTAATTATGTCTCTATTTATAATTATTGTTAAAGATTTCACATAATCACCCCTAATTTTTTTATACCACTGGGTAGTAGTTAAGATATCCTACCCAGTGGACAGAAAGGAGAGTATGGTAAAATGAAGACCGTACAATCGCAGAGATGGGAGTCGAACCCATTTTTTCTCTTGGATATGAACCAAGCAACCTAACCGTTAGTCCACTCTGCGATATTAACCTTTACTTAGACACGCCAAGGTTGGGGCGCAAGCATTTTAAATGCCACAGTATTCAGTTGTTCCCACTTCTATGGCTGAGAATCACCGCTTTTTCAGCTCCCTACTAAGGCAAGGGGTTTCCGCATCACATTATGAATCGTAGACGCACACGACAATAATTTATATCCAGTGGGTGAGCAAACTCTGCTATTAGTTTGGAAGGTTGTCCCCACATGAAATTGTACTTTTATCTACTCAGTGGTAGACTCTTCTCGAACTTCGGGTTTGGAATCTTGTATCTCTTCTATTGTCAAGTCAACATATTTGCTATAAGGAGATTTCTCGCCATAAGCCTTAAATATTCTATCTCTGGCATTCTCCGCCATTTCTGAAGATGCAAATGTAAGATTCGTTTCAGTTCCATCTTTAGAAAACTTCAGTTGATTCCCTTTTGCATATATTAGTGGAAAATCATCTATATTTAGATTGACCAGTACAACGCCTTTATTAGCAACATAATCAATAGTTTTTATTAGCATAAAATTCTCCTTTTATCGTTTATTTTTAAAAGTTGGATGGGATGTCAAGGCTTTGACCTGTTCCAATTTTAACCCATCGAGTTTCTTGATACCCATATCCATATACTATACATAAGTTTTTGCACAAAAACAGGCTACAAACCCAGTGTCAACAAGGGTTTGAGCGGCCCATGATAAGAAAAGTAACTTTTTCGTAAAATCGACTTAAGCCCAGTAGAATCAAGGGGTTCGGCGGTTTCACATTTATACACGTTTTTTGATTCTATACTCCTTTTGCTTGTCGGCATTATAAATCCTCCACTCTTCCTCTGCGCACTCATCGCAATATTTAGCCCTACTATTTACACTTTTCTTCTTAATTATCTTTCCACATTTTTCGCAGTAGATAGCAGACTCGGTGGCAAGGTCGCTAAATTTATCTTCTAACCTAGAAACAATAATATCTCCAAATAAAGTGAACAACATATCCTTGTCCTTGTTTTCTTTAAATACATACTTTATGAGAATGTCAATACTATAATCTATATCCATGTTATTGCTAAAGATATAGTCGTATATTTCACCTATAAGAACGCCGTCAATATACTCTTCTTCATTTAACTCTTCTGCCTTATCCATGTTTTCTAAGTTATGACGTATTCTCGTCTTATATTTAGAGCGACACATTTCGTTAAACTTATTTATTAGTCCATCATCATAAATAATATCGTCGACATTGTTTACTAAAATATTTGAAATTACAAACTTTGGCAAACTAGCAAAATCATATCTTAGCCTAGTTTCTTTCCCTTCCATTTTCATCATGTTATCTACATATAAAACCATATTGTCTACTACGCTATTTTTGTTTATAGGCAGTACGCTTTCTTCATCCTTGTCTTTCGCATATATGAAAAAATTTGGAAGCTTGCTATTCTTTAGTTGTTTCAGAGTTCGCTCCAATTCTTCCGGTATTTCAGGTGTCCAACTTGTCTTGGCATAGTCTATAAAAACATTGTTTAGCCAACAGATTTTTGCAACTAGGTCAATATCTTTATTATCGCTATTCATAACTTTTGTAATCATATTTGAATATTCGCCTATATTTACATCAAAGGCCGGAGAATATGCGTCATATAAAGCGATAGATGATATTTCTGTACTTTTTGCTTTCGCCAGCTCAAAGTCTAATGGGACTATATTTTCCATTGTCTTTTTTGCAGTGTCCACTAAATAATCATTATCCACTACCAAAGCGATATCCCCGTCTACATCGAAAAATAGTTGTTTACTAATCATATCATGAATAGAAGTATAGACCCCTTTTGTTATAAACCAACGTTTAGTTTCATGATTAATAAGATTTTTTCTAACACAATGCTCTAAATATAAATGAGGGCTTCTATTTACTAAAATTTCTTTATCATTTTTAATTAAACTGCAATAAACTTCACCATCAGAAAGTAATCCACTAGGATTTTCTATTCCTAGAAATAATCTTTCGCACCAAGCATAAATATCTGGTAAAATAAAAGTATAAACCCCGTTTATTTTTATTCTTCCTTGTCTAAGCTCATTTTTTCTCTTTGTCACCATGTTATACAATGGTCTTCTAAACACTTGGGTAGATAACAATGACGGATATAGGTATAGGGCTTTTTGTAGATTACCTCTATTTCGCTTATATGAACTAATGTCTACGTGAAAAATATCCAACATATCTTTAACTTCGGTGTGTGCTCTTTTTATTAATTCTGCTTCATCTTCTAAAAAATACTCCACAAACTCGGGTATATTATCCACGTCCAATGTGTTCCACATCTGATAATTAAATTTAGCCTTTAATCTCAAATCCTTTTTACTTTCTGCGTTCATATAGCGTATTTTACATCCATTTTCTTTAAACTTAGAAACATAGTCGTCCCAATCTTTATAAAATGAACTCATTTTAAATTGTGATTTAGTTAAAATTACATCAATGTTTCTAACATCATGAATTTTCCCATATATATCTTGGATTTCATAACTTCCACCAAATTCTTCTATAAATCCTATATAGTCAAAGCATCCTATTAAACCCTTTATCCAAGGCGCTCTAATTACCCTGGTATCTTTTAACTTTCTAGAATTAATCATACCAAATCCATCAGTATGAGGGATAGAAACATCTTTTCTTATTCTCTTTTTTTCAAAATCAGAGTTTATACTATCAACCAATCTATCTTTTAATGTGGTTTCAAAATCATCAACGACTATCATTCTATCTATTTTAAGATTCTTCCATTCTTTAGTAGATGACGTTGCCAACGCTAAATAAGCACTCCACTTGGTTATATTTACTCCGCCATATGAATTTATTACCTCAGTTGTTAACCCATTGGTCAATCTTCCTTCGGCTCTTTTATAAGCATTTTCTTCTACAAACATAACCTTGGTTTTCCTAAGTTGTCCCGCAGAAGCACTGAATAGTACGTATTTTTTGCCACCATACACAAACCCATTAAAGATGATATCCTTAAATATGTTAGACTCGTCTGCTTTTATGATAATTATTTTTTGAGAAAAAGCATGGTTCTCTATTTCAAACGCCTCTTGAAGTTCACATTCAAATAAATCCACATAATCGGATTGATAAAAGTGAGATATTTTTCTATTTGCCGTTTTATATATTTTTGACAATTTTTCATTTAGTTGTAAGGAATAGAGATTTAAAAAATATCTAAGTTCTTTCATTCTCTCATTATTTCTACACCATTCATTATATTCGTGATTATCTATTAAATATTTGTACTTTTTTATAAAATTATTGATTCTTTTTACATAATCCTTATTCCTATTTAATCTTTTATTAAAAACAGACTCCTCTTTTGTTCTATCAAAAGCAATATTCTCATAGTGGAATATGCTAAAATAATCTTTTAAAGATAATTCATGGAGATTTTTTCTATGTGGTTTGCCACTTTTTGCCAATAATTCTAATTTTTTATGGTTTTTGATATCCTCTAACTCGTACTGAATTTCCCTTATGGACTCAGCCAATTCAAATTCATCCTCTGTATACAATCTTCTTATGTTTATTGATGGTATTTTAATTGCCATTTATGCCTCCTTAGTTTGTATAATACCCACTTGGCCGTATGTCAATGCCATTTCTCATAATAACCTCTTTTATATCTCCGTATTTAACGTCCAAATCCCTAGATTTATATGTTTTATATATTTGCGAAACAGACAGCTCTTCAATGGTATATAGATTTATTATATCATCAAAAAACTCAGACAATCCTTCAATTCTGATGTCTCTTTTACTCATCTTTTTCCCAACTTCGATATCAGATAATTCAATTAATTCATTAATGTCTCTGTATTCAATGGACAGCCCATATTTATCTTCTATATATTTCATTACGCATCTTTTTGAATTTCCATTGCCAATCATCTCATTTATATTTAAAAATTCTAAATTATATAATATAAACTCTTTCTTTTCTTTTTTTGTTTTATTAGTTGTTTTATATTTATCCGATATAACGCTATTATTTCTACAAGAGGTGCAGTGACTATGCCCCTTTTTAATCTTTACAAATACACTTCCACATAATGTGCAGTGCTCTAATTTATTTTTCTCAAGTTGTAAATATTCTTTCTCATATTTAATTATAGCCTTTCTATTTATTCTAAAAATATCTTCCAAAACGGGATTGCTTACGCCATATTCCAATTTTAATATTGCCACGTTTATAGGCATATTAATTAAATCAATATAGTTCAATTTTTTATTTCTTATAATTTTATCATTTAATTCTGGAGATATATGTGCGCAAGTATTTAAAGATAGAACATTACACAGAAAAGGGTACTTATTGTCTAAATCTAATGAGTTGCAAATTTCGCTAATAGAAAAGCCATAAGCATACATTTGCTTTATATTTCTAATCAGCTCCACCTCAACTAAATCGTTTAATTCTTCATTTCTATACTCTGGCAAATTGCCAAATGTGGTTATCATATTATAGTTGGGCTTTAGCTTTTCTATATAAAACATTTCTAGCTCAACCCTAATGTCCGCATCTATTTCTGCTATCTTCTTAAACTCAAATGAGTCTTCGCCATATAAATTCCATGAGCTTTGTAAGTATTTGTTCGCATGCTTTCCATTGTTTAATTCATATTTATGTTCATACACCCTTCTATTAAAATCATTCGTACTTCCAATATAAAACTTCGCATTCTGCTTGTTTATTATTTTATAAATATATCCAATTTCTTTATACATAACCCTCTACCCTTCTGCGTATTACATTGTATTACTAAATAACTTCAACACTGAATCCATAAGATTGTATTGTCGCATTTGAATCATCATCTAAATCTATATTTCCATCATAAAAATCTAGGCAATATCTTCTATCCACATTAGAATGAACCATATGGCATGATTTCCATGTTATCTTTTTAAAACTATCCTCACTCAATCTTACCTTTGCCTCTTCTATTAATTCCTCGAACCTCGTCATTTTAATCTTCTCCTTTTACAATTTTATGTTTATCACCACCTAACATGATTTTATGTCTAAGCAGTATGAGTCATTTTATGGCTACAAAAACCGATTCTATATTCGGGTTTGACACTTTGTACCTATTTGGGGTTAGAATTGAAATTTGACCCCGACTCTTTGCCCACAGCAACGAAAACACATATTGAATATTTTAGAACTACTTATATGATTTTGCGTATTCTATAAAAGAATCCCAATATCCATTTTTATGAATATATTCTAGCGTCTTTAATTTTTGTTTTCTACAATCGCTTCTGAAGCTACTACTAAAATCCTTATCTTTAGGATAGAGAACTTCTTCTACAAAAGAATTATACAATCTTCCATAAGTAGACATGTCCCAAGATTTAGATTCTGCTATTGCCTTAAGTTGTTCTTTATCCTTTGGTGGAATTTTGTAATCAGAATATTCAAGATTGCCAGATTTGAATGGAGAATCGTTGACTTTTGTTATATATCCCCCGCCCATACTAGAAATTACTTCATGGATAATGCTCTCCGGGAATACAAATGACCCCTCACCCTCTCCTTCTACTATGGAAATAATATCCTTTTTAAACTTCTTGAGTAAATTATTAAATTTAACAATTCCTTTGACCCATACTTCATAAGTACTTCTGCCTACCCAATAAACTTTCCCATAGCGACATTCTATATAGATATCGTTATGGACATATTCACCAATAGGTTTATACCTACCCTTTGAATCTTTCTTTAATTCTCTAGGATAATCATTAGTTTCCTCATCTATTTCACATCTTACCCTATATTGCCCTTTGTACTTCTCAATTGGATTGCTGCTTGCCAAAATATATTCCTCCTCTTTTGTCTTATAAGTCTATTGTACCACAAATACGGTAAAAGTCAACTATTATTTTAATTATTTTTCCGCAGTTGATGTGCCTCTAAATCTATTATACTACAGAGGCGTTATTATGTCAACCACTAAATTAAAAAACTTTCTATTGACATTGATTATTGTCTGTAGTATAATGAATCTAACTATCAATCACAGAAAGGAACTTTATATGACAAAAGTAAAAGTAATAGACTCAATAATGGGAAGTGGCAAAACTACATGGGCAATTAATGAAATTTGCTCCCATCCAGAAAAGAAGTATATCTATATTACACCGTATTTAGATGAGATAACTAGGATGAAACACTCCACCAAGGATTATAACCGAATGGTAGAGCCAAACATCTACAACAAAACATCAAAAAAGGGAAACTTTCATAAGCTGTTATCGGAAGGGAGAAATGTGTGTTCTACTCACGCTTTGTTTACAAAGGCGGATGGAACCACAAGACAAGCATTAAATGCAAATGGATACACCTTAATTCTAGACGAGGTAATGAATGTAGTTGAAGAAGTAGACGACTTTACTATAAAAGACCTACACATGCTATTCAAATTAGGATTAGTTAAAACGGAAGGGAACTTGCTGATATGGGATGAAGAAAATGAATATGATGAAGATATTTCATTTAGATACTCAGACATTAAGAATATGTGCTTAAATAAAAATCTATTGGTAGTTAATGACAAACTAGTATATTGGAACTTCCCAGTAGATATATTCCAATACTTTGAAGAGGTTTATATTTTAACCTATTTATTTAAAGGGCAGATTCAAAAGTATTATTATGATTTATATGAAGTAAGTTACGACTACTATCAAGTCGATGGTGCTAAATTAATGCCATACTCAGAAGAAGTTGCCTTAGAGAGAATTAAACCATTAAAGGAATTAATCAACATCTACGAGGGTAAAATAAACAGCATAGGAGATAGTAGAACCTCATTAAGTTATAATTGGTTTAAGACAGATGCTGAAAACGAAGATGTACTCACTCCTATATTAAAAAATAATCTTTATAATTGGTTTAGAAATATAAGTAAATGTGAATCAGATGACAGACTATGGTGCACATTTAAAGATGCTAGGACAAAAATAAAAGGAGATGGATACACTAAAAGATTTCTACCAATGAATATGAGGGCTACTAACGAATTTAGAAACACCAAGGTTTTAGCTTATTGTTGTAATAGATTTTTAAAACCAGAAATACGTTCGTTATTTTCTTCTAATGATATAATAGTAGATGAAGACCTTTGGACTCTATCGGAATTAATACAGTGGATATGGAGAAGTCAAGTTAGAGAAGGTAAGCCTATTGATATTTATATTCCATCAAAAAGAATGAGGGATATCCTTTATAGCTATTTGAACGGAGAAATATCTTAGTTGGGAAATTTGCAGGGGCACGTCTAAAGATTAAAAACGGTTCTATTTAGCCAAGGTATTGATTTTACTGGTTTATCAGCTTTTTAAAAAAATAACGTGTAAAATAACGAAAAAGTCACGTTTATAAGGGGTCAAAATCGACAAAAAAATACCCAAAACTGCTAGAATTTTGTTCAAGCCCTTGATTTCACTGGGTTTACAGACGTCTACTGTAAAGAAAGAATATTATAATAGGTAAAATAATTAAGAGTGTATAAAAGAGTGGTCAAAAACTGCTCTTTTTTTATTGTATAAATATATATAAGAACCATTCTCAATTAGATATTAATCCTATTAAAAATAAATTATAGGAGTATATTAAATCTAATAGGATAAAAATAGTCGATATATTTTTTATTATTAGGTATCACAGATAGATAAATTTTCTACTATAGAAATAAGCCAAACCATTGAATTTACTAGGTTTATAACTGCTTTATTAATAATTGGACAAAATAGACGATAATTGGATATTTATGGGTATAATAGCTGAAAGTAGCTCATAGCAAGGGGTTGAACGATACCTAGACGAAGGGTGATTTAAAGGGTGGAAAGTAGTGGAGATGCTTGATTTTACTAGAGTTTACGATAGGGGAGAATAATTGGGTAAAAAAATACTGCGACAGGATGGATGAGATAGAGCCGGGTATCATTATTAAGAAAGATTGATTCTTGTTTACCATCCCCTATAGTATATGATACTTATTATCATTTAGAACTATAAAACTATATTGTAAAAATACAATTAAGATATGACTACATAAGATATGTTATATGGTGCTTTAAGCTGACCTATGGTATCAGTGGTAAGGATACTTGCATCATTATATTTAGATAGTAGAATATAGTCGAATTGGTATCTATTCTATACTTATGTATTGTAATATATGAATATAGATATATTAATAATGAACGTAACGTGGTTCTTGTTCATTTTTCTTTTGAGTAACAGGGATTTTCTCTCAGATGTATTACTGTACTAGTCAAAGCATACACCTGACATATGTCATGTTTCAATTATACTGTACATACACAGTATATACACTGTCAATACAAACCACCTTACAATCAATTTAAACCCGATTGTAAACCACCTACCTATACATTGAGTAGGGTATCCCTATAGGACGTCATTTTATCCTAGTTTAAGCATCCTAGTTCACGATAACCCTTAGCGTGTCTTGCCACGCCTAGTGGCGTAATTGCTAGCTAGGTAAGTATACTATTACTATTATAATCTATTTGAGATCTATTATCATTTATATAGTTATCAATAGTATAATTTATTTATTATTATATAATAGAGTCTATCATCCATCTATTAATCCTACTAAGTAGAATTTATTTATTAATAGAATATAGTAGCAGATAATATATAAGTAGTAATATTAATTATTATCAATGAATCAATCCTATTGACCATAGAATATCTTTTCATAGTATAGTTTACTAAGTAGTATATTTTTGATAGGTCTGTATATTATTTAATATAGAATGTCGTTTAATATTTTTTGTTCAATAGGATGTAAAGTTATAAGATTATTATAATTAAGTAATAGCTATTATTATCTAATGTAAATGTATAAGTAATAATGATTATCAACTGATAGTTTGTAATAGTTAAGAATATATATTGTCTAGTAAGCTATCTTATATAGTATTAAATACTACATCATATTATATATTAAGTAGTAACTTATATTGTCAACGATAGAATATTTATAGAGTGTAGTTATCAACTACTAACTATTTTTATTAGATACAATCTATTATGTAAGACTTATTATCATTTAGAAATAATCAGATAATTAATACAATTTACATACAATTCTTTTGCCGATAGAATCCGTCCTATTTTAATATATAGCGTATAACGTCGTATATGCCGTTTTAAGCCGTTTTAACCTTTACTTGATACGTAGGTCTAAAAACAAATAAAAACCTAAAATATGGGATTTTTGTCTATTATGTATAGAGTAACCTATTAAACTAGGCCTTGACATTCTATTTCTTTAGTAGAATTGCACTAAAAAGCAGCTTAATTATATACAATGTTACTATAAAAATTTAGACACAATTCCAGGTCTATTGGTAGTATTTTTTCTTATAGAATTATTACCAATGGAATTAAATGTCAATATACAATATAACTAAAAATCCGGCGTGTCTATTGTGCATATTGCTATATCGTAAAAAAATTGATTAAAGTCTTGCGCTTTATGCCTACACGGTGTATAATAGTATTATCAGATAAGTTAATAAAATAAAGATTTTAAGAAAGAAGGTATATTATGAGCAAACTAGAACAAGAACAAGTAAGATTGGAGAATTTAAATATGGAGCATGATGACGATTTCGACTATACGTCATACGGTGAGTGGTACGAACTAGCATTTGAACATTTTGATGATATAGCGTGCGAATTAGATTTTATCAACTAGCTTGACGGTGTAAGAGGGTTAAACTCCCTATCAAGCTTTACTAAAAATAGATTAAGAAAGAAGGTTATATTATGAAATTAATAGCAAACATAATACAAAATGGTAACATGATAGACGCATACTTTAACAAAAAGAATCATAGCATAGAATTACATCAAGACGGGGAACTCTTAGAAGAAATGGACGTTATCGCAGATACTGAAAACGACGCAATAGAAGTTATAGAGCTATCCTTTGAAAATTATGAATTCATTGAAGATTACAACGAACTTATAGAAACGCTATTGTCAAGCCTATCAAGTAAATTTGAATCAATCGACCTTGAAACAATTAAAGAATACTTTGATAATGAACTTATAACCCTAAAAGAGTTAAGCCTTGATAATATTGACATAGCATATAATGAAACTATAAACACGTTAAATGATTATCTAGTAGAAGAATAGGAGAATGGAGTATGAAAAAATCATGGTATGAAATACAATTAATAAATAATATCGATGGATACACTGAAATAATAGCAAAGGTAAAAAGTAAAGGCCTAGCGTATAATACCAAAATGGCATATGATGAAATATACAAAAACACGGAATACAAGGTAATTGTAAGATAAGGTTTATAATCCCATAGTGCACTATATACGTATAGTGTATTATTGAGACTATAAACCAAAGAAAGAAGGGTGTAAAAATGGATTACAAAGACTTAATACTTTTAAAATCATTGTTTAACTATGAATTGCATGATGCTATAAACAATCTTGATAGTATTTTAGTCAATGAGATTATGAAGGTCAACTATGGTCATGATATAGCATTACATAACATTAATGACTTTGGTTTTCGCATTACTTTATTAAAAATGGAACATGATAAAAATTTAGAAGATAGTTTGAAGTGGGCACTATAAACCATAAAACAAGTATTTTATGAAGGGATGTTTTAAAATGACATTATGCGATTATGCAATAAATAAAGGTATGGATATAAAGCAATATGAAATATTGAAAAGCAATATATCAAATATAGCCGATGCAATTATTCAAAATATCAAAAATATTAGAAAGATCGATACGGGCGTATATTATCCCATTAATGAGATTTTGACTATATCCGATGATGGCAACGATTTAGTACCATTTATCATAATAGCACTAAAAAAGAAGGGCGTCGAATTTTACGATAACAATACATTATACCGTTATTAACGCTTTTTATAGTCTTGTATCACGTATACAGGGCTTTATAAAATTATTAATAGAAAGAAGGCTATGAGATGAATATAGAATCA